ATAGGCCCAACCGGTCCAACCGGCAACACTGGGCCTACAGGACCGACCGGTGCGACCGGTGCAGCCGGCGCCGCATCCACTGTGACGGGGCCTACCGGCAATACAGGGCCTACCGGCCCGACAGGCCCGACAGGGCCGGGCGCAGCTGCGGTGATCGCCGTTACGACCGGTACGACACAGAACGTCGCGGCTTCCGCAGTGCGAAAGCAACAGGTGATATGGTCCTCAGCGTCGTCTGGTGCCAAGACGACGACTATCACGAGCGCCGCTTCCGGTTGCACCGGCTGTGAGATCAGCGTCGCCACGACGCTCGGCAATGGCGACAGCCATACTATCGCGCCGAACGGAGCCGACACGATCGGCGGCGGAGCTACGTTCGTCTTCACAGACGCGAGTCCTAGCGGCAGCAACATCCCCCTCATGTCGGACGGAGTGAGTAATTGGATCGTATTGTGATGCGGATCGCTGCGGCTATCTTCTCGATGGTCGCCCTTATAGTCTGCTGGACGATCTCCCAGCCTGCAGTGGCCATTAACGCCGCGCAGCCACAGTACTGCCAAGGGCAAGCTACCACTAGCACACCGATCAACAACGCCGGCAGCTCCACGAGCCTTAAGTTGATCAGTAAGGTTTCGTCGAAGAAGGTGTATGTCTGTGCGATCAATATTGGTCCGGTCGCCGGGGCGGTCAATGTGGCTCTCGTGGAGGGTACCAAGACTACCACTGAGTGTGATACTAGTACGGCAGGGATGGCTGGTGGTACGACGGCTGCGACCGGATGGCAGTTCGCGGCGAACGGCGGTCTTACGATGGGCGACGGCGTAGGACAGATCGCGAAGACGGCTAATGCCAACTTCGACGTGTGCCTACTGTTCTCCACGGGTGTACAGGTGTCAGGGGTGATCACTTGGGCGCAGTTCTAGCCATTCGTCGCCTCGCCCTCGCCGCCGCTTTTGCAGTAGCGGCACTGCCGGCGTGGGCAGCTTGTATCACTTCTGGCACCAACCCAAAGTACATTTACTGTGCGGCTGGGGAAACCTCGCTTTCCATTCCTGGTGATTACAACTCTGCTAACAATAGCTGGGAAGCATACGGTGGAGGTGGGGGCGGCAACCGGCCTGGCGCTCAAGGGGGAGCCGGCGGTGGCGGCGGTGGATACTCATCTAGTACGAACGTGTCTCTGGCGGGGACGGTCACTATTGCTGTCGGCGCGGCAGGAGTGAAAGGACAGACATCTGGTTCGATAAATGCGACTGCTGGAGGTGATACTTACATCTGCAACTCGACATCCAATTGCGCTTCGATCGCTGGGACGGCTGTTCAAGTCGGAGCGAAAGGCGGTGGCGCTGGGGCAGCAAACACAGGAGGTGCCGGCGGCGCTTCTGGCAGTGGCGTCGGGTCGACTAAGAACTCTGGTGGTAAGGGCGGTGACTGTAGCAGTAGCTCCCCGAATGGTGGGTGCGGTGGGGGCGGTGCCGGTGGCGTCCACGGCGTTGGTGGCGCGGGTAGCAATACAGCAAGTGGTAATTCTGGATCGGGCGGTGGTGGCTCCGGTGGTGGCTCTGCTGGTGGGGCTGCGTCCTCGACAACGGTAGGAGGGGCTGGTGGAAACAATTCTGCCTCGACCGGTGGTGGAACAGCTGGTAACTCGTCCGTTGGCGGAGCCGGATCTAGCGGTGGTGGTGGTGGTGGTGGTGGCGGTGGTTTCGGCGGCGGAGCAGGCGGAGCCGGGACGGATGGCCTTGACGCGACACACGGCTCAGGCGGAGGCGGTGGTGCAGGAGGATCGAACGCTTCCGCCGGCAATGCTGGCCTGTGTGGTGGTGGTGGTGGTGGTGGTGGCTGGTCTAGCTCTATCGGCGGCAATGGCGGAGCTGGTTGTCTGATCGGCACATACGTCCCAGTAGTCGCCTTAATCGGTCCGTTGCCTTTGATTGGAGTCGGTAAGTGAGCCTTGCAACCCTTTTCAAAGTGCCGGCCTCGCCGGCAGACCTCAGCGAATTTTCAATCGCTAACGCCGCGGAACACAATGAGGTGGCTGCTGCGGCACTTCGGCAGAAGCGCGGGAGCATCATCAGTCTGCCGATAGAGCCTATAAATCATGCGGACTTGACAGGATGGGCAGCAATGCATTCTACTATGCATATCAATACCAACGACGTGCTCGGCACCGGCAGCAATGATCTCGAAGAGATCGACTTTGAGGATGAAGAGAAACTCGCGAATTGGATTTGGCTGCATCGAGAAGAGCATCGGCTTTGGCGGCAGGTACTTGGGATATAGCGAGTGGAGCGAGCTATGGCACAGTTGACGCAAACAGAGATCAACGAGGCGAAATACGGAGTCGGGCCAGAGGCTCGACGGGCGAAGAACATAAAGATGCCGTTGGTGGCGAGCCTCGACGAGATGGTGAAGCCGGAACGGCCGGATCCTACTGAGCCGGCGCGTAGCGCCGGGGAGCCTACATCGCTGACGCTACGGCAGTACACTGGCTCGCACAAGCTGCCGGGCCGCGGCGTCTCCAATCACGTGCGGCCGGTCACAGAGGCCGACCTCGAAGAGGGACTGTTGTGGGGTATACCACGCTTTACGCGGCGACATCCGCGGTGTACGCGCGAGGGTATGCTGCCGCTGCTGCGCACGGCGTGTCAAGGACACCCGTTCAAGTTCCTCCGCACCGACCACGCCTTCGGTCTCTTTATGGTCGAGCGTATGCCGTGGGAACCGCTACCGACAGTCTTCGACGTGTTCGTAGTGAGCCGCGGCAAGGACGGCGTGATAGGCGGCCAGCGCAATATAGACGCCGAGGTTGTGCGGATCTACCAGGCGGCGCTGGACTGGGCCGATAGTATCAACGCAGTGGAGTTTCGCTTCGCGAACGATGTCGACGAGGATGTGGATCTTGCGCCGTTCGCGGAGCGGCTAGGAGGGCACCGCGTGACCACGTCGTACGTGTACGATCTAGAGACTATGCGAGCGGAGCGAGCATTGGCGGCTGCAACTAAGACGGATGGCCGGTTCAAGTCGCAGGCGGAGATCGACGCGGCGAAGGCTGCTGCGCAGCAAGCGGAGTGATGACTATGTCTATTGACTGTCAGGATGAGTTGGTAGAAGTTTCGGGAGGTAGACTTGACACTATCTGGTGGAAGGGACGGCAATGGGCTGTAACTGAGTATGGGATCGAGTGCTTGGATGGGAAGTATGCCATTGATAAAAGCCGTCTTCTCAAAGATTACCCGAAATACGTTTGGCCACAGCACATGAGGGAAAAGGATTGGGTTGATTTGCATGACTTCACGACGGCGTGGCTTGTAGCGCTATTGCTGCACGAGGGCTCTATTGCTGCACGAGCGGCGAGAGCTGATCTCTTGAGGTGGGCAATAAGCTAGGGCTCGTAGAGATGGCAAAGCATGGATTCCTACAGAAGGCGTTGCCGTTCCTCGGAGCGGCGGCTGCGGTAGCAGCGCCATTCATTGGACCGGCACTCTTTGGCGTAGGTGAAGCGGCCACTGCTGGCGTTGGAGCGGCAGAGGCGGCTACTGCGGGCGGCGAGGCCGCTGCGACCGGTGTCGGCGAGACGGCTCTTGCTGCCGGCGATGCTCTCGCGACCGACTTTACTGGTGGACTTGGCGCTGCCGGCGCAGCTGGTGCGGCCGCGGCACCTACGGCGGCGGAAGTGGCCGGCGCTACATCGGCCGGTATCGGCGGTGGCTTCCCGTCGGCAGGTACCTTGCTCGGAACAGTGCCACCAGTCGTCAATACCGCGTCATCTCTGCTGGGTGGCGGCGGCGGGTTCGCACCACTGGGGCAGAGTCAGGCCAATCTCCCCTCCGAAGTGTTCACCGGCTCCTCTACAATAGGTGATGCCCCGACCGTTGCTACTGGGTCGCCAGCGGCTGGCGGCGGCGGGAGCGGGGGTGGTGATATTCCGTACGACGCGTATGCGTCGGACCCTAACACAGACAATCAGAGGACCGTGAACCAAGCGGCCATCGATGCCGCCACGTCGCCCGCCACCGCAGGTGGCGGCATTGGGGGGGCAATATCGAACATCGGCGACTATATCGCGAAGAACCCAGGGCTGCCACTAGCTGGCGGCGGATTGCTGGCGGCTACGCTTATGAATCGAGGGGCTATACCTGGTGCTGGGCCGATACAGACGCACGCGAACCAGCTCAGCGGCGAAGCCGGGCAGTTGATGGCACAGGCTACACAGAACATCAATGCACCAGTGACTGGAGCCCTGCCGGTAGGTACGCATGCTGCCATCGATCAGGCCGCGAACGCGGCGAAGGCGCAGATACGCAGCAGCTTCGCAGCGATGGGCATCAATCCTACCTCGACGATGGCGAAGGAGCAGCTCGCGCAGGTGGACCAAGAGGCGGCCGTACAGAAGTTCAACGCGGCTAAGGGCTTGGCGCAGATCGGCTTGAGCGAAGTGACGGGAGCGCAGACGGCCGAGAGTATGGCCGGACAGGATCTGACGCAGCTCATGAACGCGAAGATCAAGCAGGACGAAGCGCTACAGTTGGCGTTGGCTCGCTTCGCGGGTGGTATCGCCGGGCCGGCTGTTGCGCAATCCACGCGCTCGCCATCCAATGATGAGGCGTTTCTACGCAGCGGCGTAAACCAACAAGCATAGGATAGAGCCGCGTGAGCGAAGCTAGGGCCGATATATCGCCGGTACGCGACGATCGAACGGACGTTCCGCCGCTGGCGCGGCGTATGCCGCCGCCGTTTCTCGCCGACACTTCCGGGGACACGATGCGGAACGCGGCACAGTCCGCGTCATCGCAGACACCTGTGACACAGACTGGCGGCGGGCTTGGCACACCAGTATCTGCGACGGCGCAGCCGGCTAGGTACGCTGGTGATATAGATCCTGCACTATACCCTGTGCTCGACAAAGTCAAAGGCGGAGAGTCGGGCGGCAAGTATGATGCGTTGTACGGCGGGGGAAACTTTGGTTTTCCTTCGTGGCCGGGGCGGCAAGGACCGGCGGGAATGTCGCATGCGGCTGGTGGTTATGGGGACCAGCCTGGCACTTGGCGGCAGATCGCAACCGAGGTGCAGCAGAGATTCGGACGCACACTCGATTTCGGCAGCCGTAAAGACCAAGACTTCGGCAACGCTTATTGGATGATAAAGACATACGGGAGGGATGCCAACGGTCACAATTTGATAGAGGCGTCGAAGGCGGGTGCGGTCGACTATGGCCGACTTGCCGGCCAGTACGCATCGCTTGGGCCGGTCAACTCGAAAGGCCAGCCGATACCGAATGCGGGCGAAGGGCAGGCGCAGCTACGCACTATCAACGAACAGGTCGGCAAGCTGCTCGACGATGTGCGCAGCACTGGCGGTCGCGACAAGGATACGTGGCGACGGTTGGACGAGGCGCGCACGAAGATGCTCGACTACGAGCGTCACGCATTGGAGCTCTCGGAGAAGCCTCCGCAGGCCGATCCTCGCGACGCGATGCAGCGCCTAGGCGGGCTAGCGACGGTAGTCGGCATACTCGGCGGGCTCCTCACCAAGCAGCCGCTTATGGCCGCGCTCAATGCCGGCGGAGCCGCGATGGAGGCGTACAACAAGCAGGACGAAGCTACCTACCAATACCAGAGGGAGCAGTGGAAGCACCACACAGACATGCTGTTGAAGATGGCGCAGTTTCAGCATGACCAGCTGCGGGATGTGCTTGACGACGAGAAGTTGCAGGCCGGCGAGCGCATGCAGAAGGTACATGTGATCGCGTCGCTGCTTGGGCATGAACAGACGGGTGCTCTCGCGCAGATTAGCGATGAGAAGAGCCTACGACAGTGGCAAGCCAGCAACCAGCTTGCAATAGATAGACTGGCAGAGACTAAGCGTCTCGATGACGCTAGGATAGCTTCTATGGGGCATGGTGGCAGAGTGGGAGGCGTGCAGAATTATGTGGCGAATGCCGTCGAATCGGCGAGGGAGAAGGCTGGGGGTGGCCTGTCGCTCGACGAGGAGAACAAGGTAGCCCGACAGGCGTATGACGAGTGGCGGTCGACCGGGACTATGGCCGGCGAGAAAATACATGAGGTGCGGCAGCAACAGCAAGAACTAGAGGAGAAACTTCACCGGCCGCTCACGGGAGAAGAGAAGACATCAATTACGCACTTTGTGGAGAAGGGGGGTATTACTGGCAACGAGCAGCAGCGACTACAGGCGAGGGACAGTCTGTACGCGGACTCTCTTGGGTTCCTCGACGAGTCCATCGGCATGCTAGACAGACATGTCGGGATTTCCGGTACGGCTGGCCGCGTTACCAGGCTTGGAGAGCGAGTCGGTGACTTGTTTGGCTCAGATGAAACGGATCGGGTGCAGTTCGAGCGCAATATCAACTATCTAAAGTTTGCTGCTCCTACACTGCTATTGGACCGTCAGGGGCGCCCACTATCTGCCGAAGCAGGCGAGATCAACGCTATCATCGGTGGTCTGCGAATGGGTGATCTCGCGAAGAATACTATACGCTCTCTGGAGCGCATTCAGGACATCTACAAGAACCATCGGCAGGACCTTCAGCTTCAGTTGAAGGGAGAGTGGAAGCCACGTGAACAACGAGGGGAATCGCCGCCTGCGGCGACGTCGGGTGCGTTGACTACACCGATGAGCGGGTCGGCTGGGCCGGCTCCTCCTACCAACTGGTGGGAGAGTTCGCCACTGGCGCCGCCGCAGTAAGATATCCGAGATTCGTAGAATGGCCGACGATATTGCACCAGATCCACTAGGCTTTATGCCCTCTCCGCCTATGGGGCGAGGGCCACAGCCGTTCCCGAAGATCACCAGCCAGGGGGACCTTAGTGTGCTACCGCCTGGTTCACGGTGGATCGATCCTACGGACAAGGTGCGACAGAAGCCTTGGATGCCAAAGGACGTACGTGAGTTTGGACATGTACCTGAGGGCGATCCGTTCTACGATCCACAAGGGCAGATCCGGTACAAGCCGAAGTATAGCGGCGTCGGTCCTGTCACGCAGACACTGTATGATATGGCCGCGACAGACAAAGAGCGGTACAATGTTCTCAGCAAGTTTTATGGTGAGGGGAGCGTTAAGCGTGATCCGTTCGGGGAGATGTATGTCGAGTCGGCTGAGGGATTGTTGAAGCCAGGCCGTGGCGTGTCCAAGGCTGTTGGGTTCGTGGGGGCCGCCGCGGCTCCTACAATTGGTAGCGTTGCAGGAGAGATCGGCGGTGCAGCACTGGGCAACCTGCCTGGTGCGGTGGCCGGCGGAGCAGGCGGAGCCGTCGCCGGCCAGGCGTTCAACGATATGATACTTGGCCTGGCGGGAGTGTACGACCGCTCGGTGGGCCGCGAAGCGGGCGAGCTTGGACTAGCTGGCGGAGCCGGCGGAGTCGGTACGTCCGTAGGTCGGGCGGTTAGTGCGGTTGCGCCGGCCATCAAGGCGGCAGTCACTAAGAGTGGAATCGGGCTGCCATCGTTCGTATCGAACCTGCTCGGTGCACAGCGTGTACCGGAAGCTGTCGAACAGGCCGCTCGTCTCACCAAAGAGACTGACCTAAAGACGGGTCTGCCACTAGACATCATTCCTCGCCCATCCAACATCTATCCTGAGGCACCGTATTTTCGCGATGTGGTTGAGGTGTTCTACCCTCGCTTCTACGGCAAGAGAGTATTCGAGGACCCAGCACGAGCTCACTACGAACAGAGAGCGGGTAAGATACTTACGGAGCTTGGCGTTGATCCGGCGCTGAGGGAGCCGCTTACGACTGCGACGAAGCCAGTGCCGTTAGAGCGGGCCGGCGAGATAGCAATGCGCACTGCGCGTGACGAAGTTGCGCGGACCGACGCGAAGCTCGCCGCGGCGAGAGACGCGGCGTTGTACACGACGCAGACTACGCGGCATGGCGAAGCCGCCGCGCGAGAGAGCACTCTATCCATTCTGCAAGCCGCTGAGACGGAGTCTCGCAAGGCCGCAGAGAGGGCGATAGACGTTGGTATTGCCGACGTGCGCAACGACGTTGGTACGGCCCTAAAGGCCGTCGGGGCCGACAAGAACCCGTCGGCGCTTTGGCGAGCAGCCGGTGACAAGCTAGACTCGATACACAGTGGCATACAAGCAAATCTTCGCACGCGATATGCGTCGGCTTATGCCGCTGCGAGCGAGACGGGAGTGCGTCTCGACACCGTTTTCCCCGAGCTGCAATCTCTCGTCAGTAGTAGACCGAGGGAGATGGAGCGGTATTGGCCTAGCCTTGTGCAAACGCTCGACGAAATGGTGATGCAGAATCGCGTCACTCTAGAGAAGCTGCATGGCGCTAGGACGCTCGCGCGATCTGCGACCAGCCCTATGACGCCATATGCGGATGTGGCGGAAGGCGTAAAGCGCAACCTCGCCGGCATGATCAATAGAGCCTTACACTCGCCGCAGCAGTCCCTTCAGGTGCAGGCCGGTGTGAAGATCATTGATGCGGCTGACGCTTATGCTGAGCGAAACCTTAGCAAGTACGATGCGGAGATGGTCAATCTGCTCGTAAAGAAGATGCGGACTGGGCCGCGCGGCGATAGGTTCGTGGGTGATGCTAACAAGCTGGCGGACATTGTGTTTAAGCCTGATGCGACGGCGGAGAGGGAGACTGTCCGGCGACTGCTAGGTCCCGACCTTTGGAAGGCTGTGCATGCGGCCGACGTGGACAAGATGGTCGCGACGAGCAAGCTCGGCGAGGGCTTGGACGCCGTTGCGTTCGCCAAGCAAGTAAGCAACAGAGTGCGCGAGGCGGTATGGAGCCCCAACGACATATCGGCGAAGTCCACGCGGCTTGCTCAGCAGATACTAGCATCGGAAGGGCAGATACCACTGAAGTACCTGCCTGGCGACACGGTTGCGACACTCTTACAGAGAGCGATGGACTATAAGGCAGAGGCGGCGGCCGTTGCGAAGACGAACCCACTTGGTACGCTCGCGGAGGAGACGAAAGTTATCGAGCATCAGTACTCTCGCGAGGCCGGCGAGATGGCAGCGGCGAGGGCGAAAGACCCACTAGGGTTTTTGGCACACACCGAGAAGGGTATCGAAGCCGCTACGACGATACTACGCGACCCGGATCTCAGCCTTGCGGCTGTAGCGAGGTTCGGGGCTGCAAGCCCCGAGGCGACGGCGTTGCGGCAGGTCGCGGCGTGGCGTCTATTGCAACGGTCGCTCGGGGCGACGACGCGGCTACACCGTACGCTTGAAGAGGTTATACCTGGGTCGGTGCAGCAGATATGGTTTCCTGGTACGACGCGAGACGAGTTGGTGCAGCTCGCGAGGGATATGCCGTTTATTCTCGGCAGTGGTGCATCGGGGGCTGGCATGTCGATTGCGGCCGAAGCGAGAGTGCTTAACCCAACGGCTAGTTTGGCCGACCCAACGGGGTTGTTCAGGCATGCGAAAGTGCCCGGCGTTGACTGGCTAGCGCGGCAGATGCTTGGTCTGTACTACAAGACAGTGACGCAACTCTCGTCGGGACCACTGCTGAGGCTTGCGGTAGCTGGACTTAAGGGTCCGCCGGCCAGCCGATATGCGGCGAGGGATGCAATCAGGCGGGCGATGAAGATCGGCGGTGCTGTAGGAGCCGGTGTCGGGACCGCTCTCGAAGAGAGCGGTGGGGGTGAGGCGGCTCCGACGCCGCGCTATAAAACCGGCGCGAGATGATGTAGGCTGCCCCACGATATGCCGAAGAAGTCAAGCCCTGTCATCGCGCTTGTACCATCGTCGCCCGCGGCGACAGACGAGCTGGCGCGGAAGCTCGACGCTCTCGCCGTCAAAATCGCCGATCAGCTGCTCGGCGACGAGGGCGCCGTGACCACGCTCGACGAGCGTATAGACGGCTTGAAGGCGCTGTCGGGGTATTGGCAGGCGAGCCGGAAGGGCGTACAGATCGGCCCGCCTCCGATGAACGCCTTCGACGCATACAGGAAAGAGCAAGAGACATGATGGAGTGGGCTCGTGCCTCGCAAGACGCGGCTTAGCATCGTACAGGAGCGGCCGGCGATGGACATGGAGCTCCAGGCTGTCGCAGCTGCGCAGCTCGACGAGGCAGAGGCTGTGGCGAACCCGATTGCGCCGCCTAGCGATGTGGTCGCCGTACTGCGGGCTCAGAATGCCGAGCTGGTGCGAATCACGGACGCGGCAGTGGCGCAGGCCAACACGCAGCGCGAGCGCGCCGAGCGAGCTGAAGCTCGCTCGCAGCCGCCGGCTAGTTCCGTAGCATCGCCGTTTGTCTCCTCACACGAGGAGCACGTCGAAGTCTCTCCCACGACTGCCGTTGCCACCGCGCGTCGCGAAGCGGTGGCCATACTGCACGGCAGCGTAGAGAGGCTGACGAAACTAGCCTCTTTCGTCGTAGACCGTGCGCCGGTGCTGCTGACGCTCATTGGGGCGTACTTGCTTGCCAATGATATTCTCGCTGCGCCGAGTGTACAACAGCTTGCACTGCTCGCCATCTACGGCGCCGTCGCTGTCGCGCCGGCTGTGTACTTCACGTTACGGAGAGAACCACAATGACACACGGGAAAATCATCGGTTGTGTACTGGCTGGCACGTTGGCGCTGGCTGCGTGCAACTCCCTCTTCACCACGGCGCAGAGCGCCATTGACACGGCGTGTACTGCATACAACTCCGTTAAAGACCGAACCAATGTCTCTGCTCCGCTGCCGCCCAATGTCCTGAAGTCTATTCAGGTGATTATTGGGTACACTGACGGCGTGTGCAAGGGCGGGCCGAATGGCGGTCCTGTCGAGATCGACAGGAATACTGTGGCGTGGGTTCTGTCGAATGCGCAGAATATCCTCAAGCTGTTAGGACTAGGGTAAGCAGAGATGCCAAGTTCATCAGAGAAGCAGCGTAAGATGATGGGTGCGGAGTTGGCGCGGAAGCGCGCGGGGAAGAAGACGAAGACGGGTATGTCGGAGGAGCAACTTCGCGACTTCGCGAAGAAGAGCAAGTCGAAGACGAAGGGCAAGCGCAAATGAAGAGGACGTATATTGGTGTGTCCCTTGCGACGGTGATGGCCATCGCCGCTATGGTGCTCGCATCATGCTCTGCCCTTGCGCAGCAAGGGCAGTGTCCGCAGTACAGCGCGGCGGCGAAGGTCCACTCGGCGGGAGAGACAGCGTACACGCTCGCTCCTAAGGATCAGTGTGCTCTTCTAGTATTCAAGAACACTGGGGCGGAAGTGGTGACTATGCCAGCGCCGGGTGCGCACTTCCCTGCGGGGTGGATGGTAAGCATGTTCGCCAGCGGCAGTGGCGGCATTACGTTGACGCCGCCGGTTGGCGTCAACATCAATGGGACTACGTCATTGGCGAAGGCGCAGAACGCCGGGGCGAGCTGCTACACGGAAGATGTGGCGTGGTGGTGCAAGCCGTAGCGTATGACATGAAGACGTCTGTGAAAAGACCGGTCATCATCAACGAGTCGACCCAGCTGGAAATCAACCGCTATTGGGATCACTACCCATTCTGGTTGTCAAAGCAACGTGATGATCCGCCGCCGCGCGATCCTCGAAACGCGAATGACCGACTCGGTACCAACGCCTCTAAGGAATGATTCGTGCCTAACACTAGTCCGCCACTAGCAAGGGTTCCGGCGAACCCGATGATTGGCGCTACCGGGCCGACTGGCCCGAGCGGAGGACCGACCGGTCCCAATGGGCCGGCGGGCCCGCTCGGTCCTACTGGTCCATTTGGCGGGCCTACCGGTCCTACTGGGTCAGCCGTAACGGGAGCTACTGGACCGGCTGTGACGGGGGCCACTGGTGCAACAGGTGCGACAGGTCACACTGGCGCATCGTCTACCGTAACAGGCCCTACTGGCGCTACGGGCGCAGTGGCGGCTACAGGTCCTACAGGGGCAGCCGGTGCTACTGGTGCGGCGTCCGCGGTCACGGGGCCTACTGGCAATACAGGAAGCACTGGGCCAACTTCTACCACAACTGGTCCGACTGGGAACACTGGTCCGACTGGCGTAGGCGCGACAGGTCCTACTGGCGCAGGCGCTACCGGTGCTACCGGAGATACCGGAGCCACGGGCGCAGGTGGACCGATCGGCACCGTCGATGTGCTTCGCCTCACCGGCGCACAGTTTTCGGGGCCGTATACACTGGATCTCAGCGGCAATACCGCCATTCTTACGCTAACATTGAATTCATTTTCCATAACCACCTTGATAGTGTCTGGATGCACGGCCCTAAATAGCCTGTCGGCGGTAAACAGCGCGCTCATCCACGTGACAATAACCAACACCCCGTTGCTGTCGACAGTTCTTTTGGGGAGCTGCGCTGTTGCTAGCCAGTCAGAAATTGATGCTGTTCTCGTGGCTCTCGACGCTGCGGGCCTCAGTAACGGCACGTGTGATCTTTCAGGTGGGACCAACGCGGCTCCTGGCGTGTCTGGCATCGCCGCAGCAGCGAACCTGACCATCAAAGGATGGGCAGTGAACACAAACTAGAGAAAGGAGAGCCCTTATGCGCAAATTCATTCTTTTGATGGCATCGTTGTTGCTGCTGTCATACTCGGTCTACGCAAAACCTCTGACTTCGGTAGCGGACCAAGACTCGTCTTATACCTACGTGCAGCCGATTGATGGTGGCATGGTTATAATGCTATCGCCACAGACTGTACCATTCGAGTCTGTCATCATCGATCCGGCAGGTCCGTTGACGAACCTTACCATCGTTCTCCCTGCCTGCGATCTGGGCAGCGACGGCTTTTTCGCCCTCTTCACAGAGATGCAGCAGCTCGGCGTCGTGACGTTGACAGCCGCGGGAGGCAGCTCTGTGGTCGTTCCCTTTGGGGTTAATCCTGGAGGTGGGTCGCAGGAGTACCTTTGTCGCGCGGCCGACGCCACTTGGTATTTTATGCATTGAGGGAGTAGGCCGAGAACATGAAATATGCCCCAAAATGAAAGTCCCGCGCTCGTGACACAGCTCGCAACAAGTACTAGTACGGGCACACCAGTACGACAGGCTGGCAGTGTAACTCCGAGCCATGTCGCGGTGTGGGATACCGATGGGTATATATCGGACGGTGGGCCTGGCGGTGCAACGGGGCCGACTGGACCAGCTGGTGGTACGACGGGGCCGACTGGTACGGCTGGACCGCAGGGTGTAGCGGGGCCAACCGGCGCTGCCGGGCCGACTGGCAGTGGTGGGCCTACCGGTAGTGCAGGTGTTACCGGTGCAGTTGGTGCCACAGGCGCGGCTGGTGCTACCGGTGCTACTGGCGTAGCCGGTACGGCCGGTCTGACTGGCGCGGCTGGTCCGACTGGCGCCGCGGGCGCTACAGGGCCGAGTGGTGCGCCGACCGGCGTGATGGGTCCTACTGGTCCTACTGGGCCGGGTGTTGGTGCGACTGGACCGACCGGCAACGCGGGACCGACTGGTCCCTTCGGCTTGACAGGGAATACTGGGCCGGCAGGTACAGGACCGACTGGGTCGACCGGCGCGGCGTCTACAGTGACGGGACCGTCCGGCGCGAGTGTTACAGGACCGACCGGAGCGGCTGGGCCAGTCGGCGCAATAGGTGTGACAGGACCTACCGGTCGCGCCGGTGTACAGGGCAATGCTGGACCTACCGGCAACACGGGTCCGACCGGAGCGTCCTCTACTGTAACTGGTCCGATCGGCGTTACCGGACCGACAGGTCCGACCAATGGACCGACCGGCCCAGCGGGTGCGCAAGGCGTAGGCGGAAACACCGGCCCTACTGGGCCTACTGGACCTACTGGCGCCGTAGGCGCCACCGGTGCGACCGGTGTCATTGGTCCGACCGGTGTCACAGGCGCGACTGGCGCCGTAGGCGCCACTGGTGCGAGCGTCACTGGCGCGACAGGCGTGACCGGCAATACTGGTCCGACCGGCAGCATAGGTGTAACCGGCCCCTCCGGAGGACCCACTGGCTCTACCGGTCCCACCGGAGGCGGACCTACCGGCCCGACAGGACCGTCGGCAGGGCCGACCGGCGCTATTGGTCCCACAGGCGTGATGGGCGCTACTGGAAACACCGGTCCTACGGGTGCTACCGGTATTATGGGCACTACCGGTATGACCGGGCCTACCGGTGGTGGGCCGACAGGACCTACCGGCATGCTAGGGCCTACCGGCCCCGGCGTGGGCGCGACTGGTCCGACCGGAGGTGGTCCTACAGGTTCTACCGGTCCTACCGGTGCGCAGGGCGTGGTAGGCCCAGCCGGCGGCACTGGGCCTACCGGCACGGCCGGTGTGGCTGGCGCAGCTGGCGCCACAGGCGTTACCGGTGCTACCGGCCCAAGAGGACTTACAGGTTCCGCCGGCATACAAGGCGCGCAGGGCGTAACTGGGCCTACCGGGACAGCTGGCGTGCAGGGCAGCGCTGGCGTCACTGGGCCGACCGGGGCGGCTGCCGCAAGCACGGTACGGATACCATTCATCATCGGTTGGCTACCTGGACAGAACCCCAATGGAGCTCTCATTGGCTACATTACCCAAGCGATGACCATCCAAGGTATTATCGCTACCGTCGAGACTCCACTGTTGACGGCCGGCACGATGAGCGTCTACAAAGCGATTGGCGGCGTGCCTATCGGCTCCGGGACGGTACTCCACACCGGTAGCTTCAACGCCAACGGCGCGGCTGCTACGAGCCAAACGCTCACCGTGACTACAGCGGCCCTCAACCCGGGCGAACGAATTGGGATCATCGTTACCAACCCGTCGAACTGGCTGAGTGGCAGCGCCAGCGGTCAAATCACAGTGTTTGCCACGGTGAACCCATGACAAGCAGGCTCGTCATAACCGTAGCGGCGGCAGCAAGTCTCCTATTGGCTGCGCTAGCAGCCAATGGATATGTCATCCTCGGCGGTACGCCGCAAGTGAGCGACGAGGAGTTCGTCGGGCCGTTTCCGAGCTGGAGGAACGTCAAGACCGCCTGTGGCGCCGTCGGGGACGGCACGACCGACGACACGGCTGCGATCCAAACGTGTCTCAATGGGCTTAGCTCTTCTCAGCCAGTCCTGTACTTCCCGGCTGGTACATATAAGATCACCTCGACTTTGACACTAGCGGCCCAACTGTACGTTAGTCTCATCGGCGCCGATCCGGCTACCACGGCTATCCTGTGGGCTGGAAACTCGGCTGTGGCCGCTGCCAACTTCACTGGCACGATCTCTACGACGGGATGTCCCTCCTCGTGCGTTTTTACATTGTCGGTGTCGGGCGTCAGCGGGACTATACAGTCAGGGCAAAGACTTACCGGAACGGGAGTGCCGAACCCTACCGTGGTCGTAACTAATCTTGGAGGCAACAATTATAAAATTGCCCCGTACTCTAATAATGGCTCTATACCGCTGACAATTGGACCGGAGGCGATGACGAGCGTCAACGAATCTATGCTCTACCTCAACGGGAACGCCTATTCGCGTTTTGCACGCCTAACCTTCAATGGTCAAGGCAATGCTGTCGTCGCTGTTGATCAGTCCAAGTCAGATAATACGAGCAGTAATTTTGATACCGCCAATGAATACTCCGACGATGTATTTGAAAACGTTGGTATTGGGGTCCGTTGTGGCAATATAGATTTTGGATGCTCCGAGACCTCGATGCTGCGAGGGAAGTTCATCAATAATACATCTTATGGTATATTGATGAAGAACTTTAATGCGCTGAACATGTTTGTATGGTATTCACTTTTTCAGAATAATGCCATTGGTGTCTCCAACTCTCCAGGGGCTGGTAATTTTCATGTGCTCAACAGTATCTTCCAAGGTTCGACCTTCGCAGATATGAATTATGGGAATACTGGCGCCTTCGATATCATGGACAACTATTCGTCGGGGTCCAACCGTTTCTGGTACGGGGGTGGCTCAAACTCATCGAACGGTGTAGTCATTCAAGGCAATACGGTTCTTGATACGACGGTGGTCACGAACGGAGCACTCTTCGAGGTAGACTACGGCCCGGTTGTATTCATCGACAATATAATTAGGAGCTTGACCGGCACAACTGGGCCAGTTGCAACGTCCTATGGAGATCTGTTCTCGATCGGGAACATCTTTACTATCACGCCGTCGGAAACGTTCAATGCGTCCGGCGTCGGCTTCCACGGCCATTCGATAGACGACCAGGTAGTCCCTCGCGCTGCGATCAACCCGCGCCCACCTATCCTGCCGGGCACGCCGCCGAACCTCGGTCGCACGGTCTTCGAGACATCTCCAACCGGGTCCGGCACGGCCTGTACTACGGTTGCCCCTTGCTCCGTCCAACAGGGAGTAACGAACGCCGCGAATGCCGAGCAGACCGGATCATCCGTACATCCGGTTGTCCATATTCCCGTGGGATCGTATAGTCTGACCTCAACTATCACTGTCCCCGCCACTGTCAACAGTGGCATTCAGATAATCGGTGACGGCTATTATTCCGCGCTCAACTGGGCCAATGGGGCATCGTCTGGGCCGGTGATCAAGCTCATCGGACCCAACAAGTGTATCTTACGTGATTTTCTGGTCAACGGGATCAATATCGCCAATGGCATCGAGGCGACCAATGTCGATCAAGTCGGCAGCCGCGTCTTCATACTTGAGCCTCTTCTCTCATCGTCTCAGACCAATCTTTTTGTCGACGCTCTTGACTACACACAGGTTGAAATTCATAGTCTTTTCGCAGTGGCGGCGAGCGCAGTGGGGACGGTTAGCACAGTTATAACTGGGGGTGCGCAAGCCGCAGCTGGCAATTGGCAGGGCGGTACGACTAACGTTTGGGGTGGGTCTATCGCGAACGATTACCAGAATTTTGGCGTCTCGAATGGAGCCCATGTCAGTCTTGTCGCCGTGTGGGCCGAAGGTACACCCGAGACTGTTTTGGTCGCCAACGTTACCGGGATTAGCGCTTTCACCTATGCCGGCTCTGCGGTGAACATGACCGCACCGGGAGGTCAGGTCGCCCTCGCGCTCAATAACTTCCAAGGCGTCGCGGCCCTCACTGGGTTGTTCTCTAACGGTACGACTCACATCACTGGCAACGGCACGGGCGGGAAAGTCGCCGGCATCGGCATGGTCGGGCCGTCTTCGACGTTCTTCAGCGATACATCGAGCCCGGCGGATACGAGCGAACTTCTCAATGGGCAATCAACCTTTAACCCGCCGCCGGGCTCGACGAGTTCGCCGATTGCGGAGCAAGGGACCTACGACCCAGCGTTCCTGACCACGGCGCTTACCCAGATGCGTGCACTTCATCCTGCCGTGCCTACGCCACTACCGGCAGGCGTAACTGAGCTACAGTTTTATCACGTAAACGTGAGCAGCGCCCTTACTGGCCTCCATCTGCACTGAGTATGAAGTTGGGTCGAGTGAAAATTCAGTGCCCGGAGTGCAAGGGTACGTGCCGGGTGCCGCGGCCGGCGGGCGATCCTTTGGCGCCGTACGGGCCGAAGTCGTGCGACCGATGTTGTGGTTGGGGGTGGGTATGGGGAGACGCCCCTATGCCGGCAGAGCCGGCAAAGTCCGCCGGATGTGGTTTGGAGGACGCGTACTACATGCGGGCACTGGCGCGAGCGCGCGAGGCGGGCATGATACCCTTCGAGGACCACTGACCTGCTGTGCGAGCGATGTCTCGACGAGATACGGCACCCGAGGGATTTTCCTCCGTTCGTTCAGGCGTCCGCGAACTTTATGCAGGTCGGTGACAAGGTCGTTCCGATCAGAGGGACCGGCTTGGAGATCCTTGGTATTCTGTGGCGTCGCCGGCCTGGATGGGTAAGATGGCAGACCCTCCTACATTTGGCCTGGGGGAGACACGTGGCCGCTGAGCGGGACGCCTCTTCGGTTCGCGTCTCAATCTTCTACCTGCGCCGCCGTCTGCTACAGGTCGATGCTCCAGTTGCAATCTTAGGTAAGTTCGCCTACGGATACTCCCTCGTGGAACGCCCTTAGCCTCTGACGAGATTTTGACGCTCCCCGTGACAACAATGTCGGAGACTCTGACGGTGGAGTCATTTCCGAACGGGAAGATGAAAATTCTTCTGGGTGTCCTCGGCGCTGTTTTCCTGTCGCTGTTCGCGTGGAACTTCTCGGCCGTGCAGAGCCTCCAGGTTGCGGTGGCTGGTCATGAGCTGCGCGTTGCAGCTATGCGCAGCGACTTCGAGGCGCAGCGGGCTTCGGACGTAGCGTTTCAGGCCGAGATCCGCGCGAGCTTAGGGCAATCCGCAGCCGAGTTTCGGGCCGGCCTCACCCGACTGACCGATGTGCTGACGGACGTAAGGGTCAAGCTAGGGGCCGACGGCTATACGTCGCAGCCGAGAAAATGATCGAGCCAGCTAAGACCTTCTTCTTTGGATGCGTCGTGGGGCTGTTTTTCTACTTCGCGGGGGTAGGTGTTGTGTGCCTGTTGTTGCAATGAGTGAGAGGCTATGCTCAAAGTGCGAGGAGCGCCCACGGCATCCGGGGCAACGCTGGTGTCGGAAATGTCAGACGGACTACCATTATTTCCTGCGTACCGGCCTCACCGAGCGACCGGTGCCGAAGAGGGCCTCGCCCAAGACCAAGCCCACCATAGGAGACGAGGGACATCTCGCGCAGCTGTGTGCATCGGGGCGTTGCTTCTGCTAGGCGTAATGCTGTCGGGGATGCCAGCCTTGGCGCACGACGACGGTGAGCTCTGGGCCGACTTCTACCGATCGCTCAAGATGCCCGGCTCCACAGGAGGCATCTACGGCGGCAGTGGCCTCTCATGCTGCGCTGAGCACCATGACTGTGAACAGGTGGATGACTACCGGAGCGGAGCGGAGCCAGGCTCAGTCGAAGTGAAGTTCCACGGGGAGTGGGTGCTCTTCAAGAAGGAGAAGGTTCTGGATCGGGTCGACAATCCGACGGGACGGCCGGTGGCTTGTGTCCATAACTCATATGGAGTGTCCACGCCGATGTGCTTCGTGCGGGCATCGGAGGGTTAGATGATAATGCGAGCGCAGCAAGCCATTATTGTTGATGCGGGGTGATGTAACCGGCGAGGCCGCCGACCACAGTCGTCATCGCCGCCGCAACCTCCCCTGGCACGGTCACACCGAAGAGCTCTATGGCCCATACGAGGATCGTGACCACGGCTCCGCTCAGCGTGGAGGCTACAACCTTATTCGAGATCGTCGGCATTGTCTCTCCTCGGCAGCAGCGGCTTCGCCGCTGCCAGCTGACGAGCGTGGTGAGGGAACAGCCGTGCCAGATCGCTCAGCATCATCGTAGCGAGCACTGCCTCAGCGTCATGATCGGTAGCGGCGGAGCCGTTGAAACGCTGGTCATCCATTCCCTTTCTTAGCAGTGGGGCTGCTAGAAAAGCAAGGTGTTTCGGTGGGTGCGCCGGGGTTGTAACCCCAATCTGCTGCCTTGGTCGCTCCGCGACCAAAATTCCATTTCCACCGCTTCCACTGTCCGCGATGGAGCCGCTGCGCTATCGTGTCGACCTGCGCGAGAGTGAGAGGCTGCACCCAGAACTCAGCCATTCTGCGGCGAAGCCGCAGCCGCAGCTTCGGCTGCCTTCCTCTCGCTCGGCGGCTGCCCCACGAGGAACTTCGACGCGTCGGGCGGCGGCAAATGATCGCTGCACACATACCCCTCGTCCATAAGATAGAAGTGGTGCGTTGTGGGCTTCGATGTACACCCGTCACGAACACATTTGTACGACTTCTTTGACGTGGGAGGCAGCCGTCGATCTTCGATCCACGACTGCGAAGCAGCCGGTTTGTGAGGTTCCGTGGTATGAAGGGTTGAACTGTCGGTAAGTTGTGGCGAAGCCACAATGCGGCGGGCAGCGTCGCAGATGAATGAGCCGAGCTCCATCGCTGTCTCAGGTGAGAGCAGTAGGCGAGTACGGTCACCATTCTCAAACTCGACGTAGACTTTGCCATCGCAGACACCAGCTTTTATGTTCATTGCTCACTCTCTCCCCCTTTGGTCATACATCTTGCTCTCCTCTTGCGAAACTCATGGATCGCGTTCTCTAGAGAACGCCAGTCATCGTCTAGATCTTTGTTGCCTACGTTGAGGACGGACAGAAAACGTTCGGCTGCTTCAGCGAGATACTCCCCATACTCTATCGCGAAGTCTTCTGGCGTTCTATCTATTGACATGTAGATCCTTCCCTTAATGTCTGTGGTTGAAGATTTCGTCGGCATTCTCTGAAAGGATGATCTGTGGTCCCTCCCTGTTCACCTCTTCGTGTAGAACTCCACGGCGTACGAAGCTAGAGAGCATGCGGTCGGCTGTGCCTCCATCAACGTAAGCGGCTATGCGGTTGAAGATGTACCGCCGGCTCGCCGTGCCAGCTAATCCATTGCACAGCTCACCCTTCACCACGGCAAAGATGGCGTGCTCCATTGCGGCGGCGGGCGACGGCACTAGGGTAATAGCGAAGATACGACGAATCTCGCTCTCTATAGCTTCCACTCGGACTATAGCATCTTCGTAGTCAGCGAGTGTGATCGTTAGGTCCGTACGTCGCGAAGCGGCGAGGATCATCGCGAGCTTGTGCGCATGTACCTGTTTGCGGGCGAGGAAGTCACAGACCCATGTGTCCGCGCCTTCGGTACGGGCGTAAGCTGACGCAGTGCGCATTACATCTTCGTACCACACCTTCGCACGGTTCGCCGCGTCGGCGGCGAAGCAGAACGGCCCCCGCAGTAACATTATGTCACGGAGATCATCTTGCAGACGTGACCTGGTGTTTTGCCACGAAGTGCTGTCTATCAGTTCGCTTGGGCTCCATATTGGCGTCGGGTCGGCGTCGCTGTGGACGAAGATTATTCGCGAAGCGATGCCCCAACCGGCGAACTCACGGAAGTTGTCGCGGAGCCACTGCGCTGTGGCGGCGCCGATGATGTTTAGGAAAGGGTTCTGTATCGTGTCTACGCCGCTGGTCTTCGTGGACTTGATATAGACCCGGTCGCCGCCGTCCCATAGGTCCGTGATGCCGTTGATCATGTCGCGGTCGCCAGGGCGGAGGAACGTCCCGAACTCGCGCAGGCAAAGGGTCATTGCGCACTGTACGTCGAACTCAGTGTCTAGCGCGGCTGGGTCGGCGGAGCCGACTGGACGCCTATGCGTGTGCTTTGCGAAACTCTCACATAGTGCCGGCCAAGTAGTCTCCTGTGGACCGAAGAGCGACGGCTTGATGTCCATGTCGCGGAGGATGCCGACACACTCGTCTATGGTCGTGGACTTCTTTGCGACGCCGGGGCGTGCAGCTAAGACAATAAGGAAGTTAGGGTAGAAGCGGTAGCGGACTTCGTCTATCCACACGCTGCGCGTCAGCGCGGCGGCGATCGTTGCGACGGCAGACCACCAAGAGTATACCTCTGGCGCTTCTGTCTTGCCTCGCACTAGAGACATGTATGCTTCGATCCAGTCTGGGAAATGCCGCGGCATTTCTCATAGATCGTCGAGGTTGTTGGGGGGGACTATCGACGAGATCGTGCGACGCTCGCCGGTGGATTGGGGTGGCTGATTCGGCAAGCTTTGTGGGCCTTTCGTTCGGCTCCCGCGAAGCGGGAGGTTAGGCCCCGTCCGGGGCGGCGGTCAAGGCTTTCCGCGCCTTTTCGGCCGTCGCGAAGCGTTTGAAGAACCGGCTGACGCGCAGCCGGACCGCTCTGCATCGGCATAGGTTCACAACGGCGTAACCACGCGTGCTCGTACATTCGATATGCGCCTCAAGCCGCTTAGGACACTCGGCGTCATGTCTGACAATCATCGCAGACTCAAAAACTGCATGACCGAGAGCGCCTCTTTATAAATATAACTATGCTCTGTCGTCGGTGTAGACTCAGAGAGGGAATCCACGATGGCATCCCAACTAACCCGGCTACCGTCAAGCTCCCACTGTTCGACTATAACTTTCCTCTGCAGAACGGCCCACACGATCTCTCTCGCCGTCGATAGACCGATATACCCATCACCTAATACAAGGACCTTGTCACTATGAAGGATTTTGTCGAAGTGAACGAGATCAGCGATGGTCTTCGCGAACGCGCCATCTTGCCAAGCCTCGTCCTTCGGACGATGCGACGGTAGCACAGCGAGAGAGTAACAGGCGATCCCCCGCAACATAAGTTCTCGCTGCGCATCAATGAAGTCCTGCTCGAAGCGGACGCTTCCACACAGTGTAACTATCATGCTGCTTCCTTCCACGGCCATGTTTCCATGTCCCCCCATGATTTGGTGCTGACTTTGAGCGTCACGGGGATGACGAGTGGTTGAGAGTAAGGTATCTCGACTTGCATTGCCTCTCGGATAGACGGTAGGAGAGCGTCAGCCTGGTCTAGTGGAACCTGCCCGAGAACGCTGTCGTGGATCTGCAATAGAGGCCTCACGAGCGGCAGCTCGCTGTAGATACGGAACAGTGCCTTATTGATCGTTATGCTGACTGTCGAAGACGCGATCCATGCGAGGGCCTGCGGCAGCAGAGCGTCGAGGCGGTCCGTGTAATATTTGCGGAAGCCGTAGATATTGCTCACGGTGCGGCGAAGCCGTAGCTCGCGATCGACTCGTTTGTGCCAATCGAGGATAGACGGGTGCAGCGTGAACCATCGGTCTATCCATTCCTCGGCGCGTCTCACGGAGACGTGTAATGTGGTAGCGAGGGTGCGCGCCTTACAGGCGTAGTCGACGGCGTGGACGCCATTCTTATTCCACTGTCGCTGCTCCGCAGTCACGAAGTGACTGCTGTAACACCACTTCGCGTTGTCGGTGTGGATGTCCAGGTTCTCTCGAAATGCGGCCAGAAGGGCCGCGTCACCACTCTCGGCGGCGACAATCTGTGCATCGGCGCGAGCAAGGTCACCCTCAAAGAGTAGATAGCCCAGCGAGGGGATGAACAGGCGCCGCACCGGTGGTGTCGTGGCTGGCTTCATGTGATGGCGAAGCCGTCACAGCCCATCGTCGGAAGGATCGCGGGTGAGAGGCACGTAGAACTCCTCTGCGACACCATCGAGACGATAGCCCCAGACGGTGGTGTTCTCCTCGCTGCCATGCTGCTCCGTAAGCGTGCCTTCGGCGAGAGCCACTGGCGGCAAAGTCCAACACTTGCCGGCGAGTATCTTCTTACGAGCAATCTCACCGACACGCTGCGGGGCCATAGTGTCCATCGCGACGCCTACGGTTAGGGCGTCTTCGACAGTGCGGCAGGCGAAGGGCAGATGAGTGCGCTCGCCAGGCGCGTGGTGAGGAGGTGCCTCGTCGTGGACGAGGACAGCGGCACTGAGGGCCAGCCCTACCATAATACCGTTCATCATAGGTCATCTCCCTCTACAGCGTTAGGTCCACAGCGCTCAGCGGCAAGCCAGTACACACCAGGAAACACCTCGGAGAACTCTTTCTTCCACTGCGCGACCCTGTCGGTGCGGGCCGCTTCGCAGGCTTCTATGTCGGCGTAAGCCGATAGGTTCACTTCACGACAGACTGGCCCCCGGTCTGCTGCTAAGCAGATCGTGACAAAGAGAGCAATCGTGGTTGGCATTGTCAGTCATCCTCTACTATACTAGTATCTAAAGGGCAATGTCGCCCTGTTTGCGCTGGCTCACTGTCGCGGAGCTGAGGGCACTCCACCCACTCGCAAAACCCGTCATCGTCGGCGTGGCACGATGTCCAGCATCGCCGCTGGGGGTCGAAGAAGCGGGACACAGTGATCATCAGTCCTGCGCAGGTGTGTCGTTGACGATGACACCGTCAGCCTCTCTCTCTTTCTGAATCTTCGCGTAGACATCATCAACACAGTTCAACCCACAGGCTTGCCCTGGCGGCTTCGGACAGTAAGTACAATGTATGGAACCGGAACCGCCCATACCTTGCTTTACGAACTTGTATTCGTACTGCACTAAGTGCCCTTTCACTCGATACGCTCGATCATGTTGAACGGCGGCATCTGCACGCCGAAGCGACTATGGCAGCCCATACATTCTATACAGAGATCGTGGCCACTATCCTCGCATGAATACCACTCTGTCTCACCACAGTCTGGACAACTATGAGGTGGGATGAAGAATGATTTCAGGTCCTTCGCCATCCGATCTTACTCCTCTGGCATGCGGTTAATATTTTGTAGGTTGAGGCCAGTGCCGAAGGGTGTCTCGGTGCTGGCGAAGCGCATTGTCTCGGTCCCTGTAAGATTTATCTCGCTGCGCATCCGGCCGTCGCCGTCGAGCTTCGCTCGCAGTATGTTCTCGTCGAAGTGCGCTAAGCTACGCTCGTCTGCCACTGCGTGACAGAGGGGGGCGAGCAGCGGTACTCGCTTTGCGATCACGTCGAGCGCCCCAACGTTGAGGGTGGGCCGCTTCGCAGCGCCCTTGCCCTTGTAGATCGGCGCGACGGCAAGATCTTCGTAGAAGAGAGACTGCATTTGCGGCGAACTGCCAGTGTTGAGCTCGTGGCCGCAGACGGTGTTGATCCACTGCGCGAGCGTGGACTGCTCACGACGTACGTCGACCCGAAACTCGTCGCGTGTAGCGCGATCGAAGGGCATGCCGTGAAGCATCATGTAGAGCACCGGGGCAGCAAGGTTCATCATAAAACGATAGGATGCCCAAAGCGCTCCGCGCTCTAACGAAAGCCGAAGGACTTCGTAGCACTCGTACGTGCGAACGCAGTCTTCACAGTTGTATCGCCACCACTGATCTTCGTCTGGCACCTCTTTGGTGTTCCAGTCGCGGCCGTCATCCTTCCAGTACCGGTGATATTGGCAGTACATGCTCGATAGAAAGGACAGTGCGAGGCTGCTGCCGCGTTTGTCGACGCGGCCGGTAACAGGATCGATCTTTCCACCAAGTAGGCCAGGAAAGAGCACATGCTGCATTACCATCGTGTCATGTTGCCAGTTAGGCAGGAAGCCCCAGTGGGCAGCGAAGTGCTGGCACTCAAAGATGCCTTTGTGGAATATCATGGCTCTTTGGGTCATGAGATGGCGTATGCCTAGGACTATCTGCGTCTCCTGCTCCATTGGCCAGTACCCTTCAAGATCGTCCAGACACATAAGAGGGATGCAAATAGCATCTGTACGACTAGAAGCAAACCCAATACAGGCAATATGACCAGGCAGATTGCGCCAGCCATGAGGAGTCTCAATATCGGCGACAAGAGGGACATCGGCGTGCTCCGGGTTGTCGGCCTGCTCCGTGAGGTAATCGGTTGCCTCAGCGAAGCTCGGCTTTGTGATGAAGTGGTATGTAGGACGACGAATTTCTGGGAATTCACGTTCCCGAAGGGAGCGGCGCATGTCTTGTACTGCGACGGCGCGATGTGGCCACTCGCGGAGGATGTCTGCGGGGTGGAACGTAGGGACTAGCTTTATTCCGGCAGCCCCGTGTAGATGTTCGCCGATAGCAAGGATAGACCCGCGCCATTTAGTAATTCCGCTCGTACCTGTAAGCGCCCAAAGTGCTGTTCCTCCAAGAGCAAGCACAAACGCCGGTTTAAGTCGATGAAGGTCCTCGTTAAGTCGTACAATGCCCTCTCGGATAGATCTGTTGGGAAAACGATCGAGTAACGGAGCGACGCCGTTGCGTTTGGCTTCGGTTTTTCGGCAGAAGAAAGCGTTGATGTCATTGTTGGGAGGTCTCTCATGGCAGACGTTGGTGATGAAGATGCTGGCGTCGTCCAGCGCCGTCGTAAGCTCGATGAAGCTGCGCCTGTATAGGTCGCGGATGATGCGCTCGGCTGTGCCAGGCGGCAGCCAGCGGGCCTCTTCTAGCATGCGGTAAAGCTCGTGGCCGCTAGAGCCGACGAAGGGACGGCCTAGCTGCTCCTCTTCTGCGCCCAAAGCCTCCCCTATAATACAATACTTAGCATCAGACGGACCACTTTGAACCAGCCTCATGTGTACCTCCCACGGGAATCACGTATACGACTGTCGCTGTGTTCTCTCATATGGCAAGACGTACACAATAATTCTATATTGGCTATAGCGTTGTTGGACCTATCACGGTCTCTATGATGTCTATTAAGACCGATATTGAATGTCTCGTTGCATCTCTCACATTTGTTTAATGGTCGATCTGTAGCTTCAATTAGTCTTTTTGTGATCCTTCTGACAGTGCTTCTTGATAACCCATCCTTGTAGTTATGGTTATGTGCGCCTCTTTGTTCTCTCCGTCTGTTTATTTCACTTGAAATACCGTATAATGCCATAATAGAGCTTACGCTAGGTTGTGAACGATCGAGCATTTTGGCAATGGCTATCTGTGATTTTCTTTCATTCCAGTAAAGATACTCTATGAAAGCAATCTCTAATAGAGATGGCGGTCGCCGTGGCATAGTTCTAGCACACCGATATCACGTAGCGGGCGTCAGATGGGAGTCTCATGGACGGAGAAGCCAAAACAGGGCGATGGAGCGGCGCCGGCACGGCTCGCAGAGTCGACGACGATGTATGACGTGCTGGCCGCAGTCGCGACAGGTGTGACGGTTGCGGCGGCGAGGCCGCACTTCTCCATCGCCCACACTCTCCACCGCGATCTCGGTAAGGTTCTCAGTCATTCGATCGTGTTTTCCTTTAAGGATGCTTCTGGCATGCTCAGAAGCCCTGAGCCATTAGGCCAACTCCTATCAAAACCAAGCCAGCACTACAAAAAAGGATCAGACCCAAAATCAGTGGGTAGCCGAAAATCAGCAGGGCCGAACCGCCCACGACTAGAGCGGCGGCAACAGCCCCTCCAAGGACCAAGAAAACGGAGCACAGAGAGGTGATCATAACTGGTCCATATAGTGGTCGGCTAGTTCCGCAGCATCGTCTGTCGGCTTTCTGTTCTCGGCGGGCTGTCGCCCCTGAGAGCGTGTAGTATCTCCCAGGGGAAAGACAGACGATGCTGCGGAACTAGCCGACGGGTAGGCCAAGAGGGAGTCCTTTACCCTGTCAAGGCGCTCTGCGTCCTGCGAGTGGGCTGTCAACGGCAGGGACTGTAAGCCGTGGGTCGCAGATTGCGGGGATGCGACCACAACCGTTCTCGCTACGATCGAAATAGGTGCTATTCATGGCCTACCCTCGGCGCGCGGTAGCATCTCTTGCAGAGGGTCTCGAATGTCTCGGACGTATATGCGCTTTCCGGGGTAACGAGATAGTGTACGGCAACGCCGTTCTCGATGTCCTCGTAAGCGATAAACCGCCCGCAGTCGTCGCAGCGCAGACGCCAGTTCTCGATTTGGCGTTGCATCGGCTGGCTCTTCACTTTGGCCGCGCAGCAGCAGCGATCTCGCCGGCACAGCCGGCGTAGCCGGCCATATCGACGAAGTCGTCGGGGTTGTATTCACCCGTCATTTGCCGCGCCATCTTGAGAAGTATCATCATGTTCGCCACGTCGAGCGCAGTTAGAGGGGAATATGGTAGAGCGGCTTGCCGCGCCCTACACGCTAAGTAACTGTTCCATAGTTTAGCGATGTTAGTGAAGTTGGCAGTCTTGTCGCCATGCTGCGCGGCGCGAGGACCACCGACTAGATTGGCGGCAGTCTGACATATCTCGCTGGCGTTTGTCATGCTCCCTCACGGGTTTTGCGATTGAGATGGAATACTAGTCTCTACGGTCGTAGTTGATATGGTCGAAATGCCACCGACACTGCTAGATCTGGTTGCACCTAAACCCGAGATGTCCGTCAGCCTTAGCGACGTCTCGAACTCCGCCAAGGTCGCCGCTCCTAAGGAAGTATTGTAGAACGTCTTGTAGTATTCCCACAGGTTGGGTATCGTGGTGTATATCGGAAGGGCCATCGGAACGCGGTAATAGAAGAGCCTAGCGATCAGTGTGGCGAAACGCAGGTTATAGATTACTGCATCTTCGACGGAGGCGAGAGAGACGGCTGCCGGGTCGACGCCAGCGGCAGCGATGGCGAGGTCCCACCTTGGCCTGTGATGCTGCACCCAGAGCCACAAATCCCCTAGGCTTACTGGCTCGATCTGATATATGCCGAGCGCTGGGCCGTTCACTTGGTGGACATACTCTCCCAGCCTGCTTTCCTGCGCGCAGGTGGCGATTAACAGGTCCTCGGCAAACCTCGTCGAGAGTGACGGCCCCAGCAGTGCCAGAGCGGGCCGTACGATGTAGAAGCGAAGCTGGTCAGATTTCATGTCTCGATGTCACTCTATTCTCCTCGCGAAAGCGAGGGGTGCGGCGGACGGCATTGTTAACCGGGTGCTATGCCTTATACACGGAAGAGCGCCGGTATCACAGCGAAGTCTTTACGGACCTCACTAGAGAGCGCGTTAGCGCTCTCTGCCCACAATGCCTATTCGCGTTACGTCGCCTGTGACGCCGCCGCTCGCCGACGTAGCAGGGGAGAAGCTCTTCCGTGTAACGCTTCGCGTTCAGCCGCTTCGCGGCTGCGACTGCTGCTTCGCTACTCGCTTTACGTCCGATAGGACGGCGCGATCTTGGTCGCGTGGTAGCTCTACTCGCACGTATGCTGTCTGGTGGAGGAGTTGCGCCCAGCTCCATCGTCGGCCGTTGTTCATGCCGAGGGCGTCGAGCAATCGGCCTGTGTCGACGTTCTTGTTCTTCGCGATAATGAAGCTGCCGTCGGACTCAGTGTCTAGCCATAGCGTCTGACGAGCGCGAGGGTCGGATATCCCCATCGATGCCCGCAGGGCATCGTCGGTGATCGACCACGTTACTTCTACGAGACGGCGAGACTTACCGTCCTGTTCGATCTCTCTCGGGGAGAGGGCGGTGATCTGCGCCGGGTATTCCCCCTCGGGGACGAAGCTGACCTTCGTGTCGAGCGGTACGCCCTGCGGGTCGATAGTAGTCTGTAGGAACTCGTCTACATTGAACGCGCTAGTGTTACGCATGTGTCTTAGTCCTCATCTGGCCAGTGATTGTGTAAGTCTACGTACGTGGTCGGGGTGATTAGCATAATGTGCGGTGGGTTGCTGATGTTGCTACTATAGACATTGATGACTGCGTCAGCTTCACCAGCTTCGCCTTTTAGAGTGATTGTGCGAGTAGTGAAGTTGCTGAGACGTTGGCTCTCGCTGACGACGATCTCAGTGACATGATGGAAGTGATATCCACCGAAGGATACGTGTAGCTGGCGCGGCGGCTTATAGGATACTGGGGGACGCTCGTCAAACGGTGGTAGGGCCATGTGTGGTTGCTCCGTGGTCGCGGTCGAGCGAAGCTCGACCTAGATGTGTTCTATGCGAAGGTAAGGATACGTGTCGTGGAGGGTCCAAAGGATGTATGGGAAGGCTAGTCGTAGCTCCTTCACTAAGAATCGTAGATCCCTCATTAAGAGGGAGCTGACGATGGCCTTGTTTACGGCGGCTACCATGGCGTCGGCGGCGATGTAGTGAGGGTCGTCGAGGTGAGTGCTGTCTTTTACGCTCTCAATGCGGTTCATATGGATCGGGCTCCGTTTCGCACCGAAGGCGCGAAGATGTTGACGAAGTCAGGGGTGATATTCTGCGCGTATGGCAGTCGCCGCGCCTTTAGGTCTATGCGTGGGTCGTCGGTGCTCCAACTGTACTTGTTGCCTTCACGTTGAGTTACAATGATCTCGTCGTAGAGGCGCAAGATCTTTGGCGCTAGCTTAACGCCGACTGTGTCGACTGTTATGGTTGTGCCTCCGCTGACTTCGTTTAGCTCTCTCGCCCAATGTGCCGTGAGCACATGCGAGGCAGAGATGCCGACGCATTGCTTTAGGTAGTTCTCGATAAGGGTCTGCGCACTGCCATACTGTGGAAGGCTCATCAGCGGCTTGGGGCCTACCACTAGGTGGATTGCCATTGCTGACATGCCGCTGAGACCGTCGATCACGAAGACGGAGTCTTCGTCCCAGTCGTTGACGTTGCCAAAGTCTTGCTCGCAACGCTCGCACACGAAGTGTGAGGCGTGGCGATAGAGGCCGACGAACTGTTGGTAGTCTTGGCGGATAATGTGCGGGACTTCCATCTCTGCGACGGCTTTCATCGACATTGTGCCGATGCGCCCGGCCCACTCTTCGGCTGACGGCCAAGGTATGCGAGCCGGCAAGTGCTGGCGCACGTGGAAACCCATGTCGCACGTTAGATCACCGTTCGTGGCTTCCCATCCGGGCTCTAGCGCTAGCAGGCCGCATCGAAGACCGGCGCCGCGTCGTGTGGCGCCGGTTGGCGTGGGGTACTCGGCGAGGAGCGTGCGCAGCACATAGGTCTTGCCGCTGCCGATAGGGCCAAGCAGAAGGGTGTTTGTCTTCATGTATCTACGCTCCGCAGGAGTGGGTTCCATTCGACTGCGTCGTACTCGCTTGTCCACCGCTCGGGGTATTGGCTATCGCAGAGTGGAAGGCAGGGGCAACCGCCGTAGCTGCTACAAGCGGCGTCGAGGGCCTGCGGCCAAGCGTCGCGGCTAGGTGACGCTCTTGCGAGCGCCATCGCTCGCATATCAAGCCATAGCGTGGCGGCGCGGTTCAGGTCGTACCGCAGCTGCGATAGCCATTGCTCCACTTGCCAGTCTGGCCGTGTCTCGATAACTTCCTCATGTGTGATATCGCCGGCGAGAATGCCGCTGCCTCGTACTATTGCACCGGCTGCGCGGATGCCGTAGCTACGGCATCCCCAAACATATCCGGTGAGCTGGCCGCGGAGACGCCAGTTGTTGCGCCAGCTTGATCCGAGCTGGCCGGATGTTTTTTCGTCGCAGACAAAGATTGTCTGCGCATCGTCCCACCAGCCGAGCATGTCGAAACGGCCGGCGTACACCAATGGGTCGCCTGTGGTGGGATGCGCTGTGCCGGGAACCGGCACGGCGAAGCTCATCTCGATCGCTGGCTCGCCGTTCGGCATGCGGTAGGGCTGCAACCGGTCTTCGCGCAGCGGCCATTGCTCGACATAGCTCGCGAGAGCGTCAATACATGCTGGTAACGTCTTGTACATACGTGGCGTGTCAGGGGGCTCTACATCACCCCATGAGTTGACGATCTCTGCGATGCCTGTGCAGAGCGCATCTATATCGGAGAGACCGTCGCGGTAGAATGCTTTCCGTGTCGTCTCTAGCCCTCGTGCGAAGCACCCACCGAAGTGTAGATGTATCGAGACGCCCGGCTTGCGTAGGTGGCGAAGGTACTGCCAATAGAACTGTCGTGGACAGGCGACGAGACTGCTGCGCATGGTAGAGTCAAAGACGCGCGGGAATGGCGGTAGCGGCGGCGAGTCGTCGTAGAGCGGCGGTGGCAGCTCCATTTCAGATTAGTCCTTCCCGCATCGCCAGCCATTCGGGTATAGCGAAGGTACCGTGGCCGTCATACTGCGTTAGGCTCTTTGGTAGCCAGCACTCGCGATCGCCGTCGCTAACAAGGTAGGCGCGCGGCGTCTCGTGTACGAGATCGGCCTCGATCTCGACTATCTCGGACTCGCTGTGGCGGCGACTCACTTGGGGGCCTCGTTCTCTTTCGTGAGGAAGTCGTCGAGACTTGGTGGTGTAGTCGCTGGGGCGGCGGCGGCAGCTTTGCTGCGTCGCGCGGCCTTGCTCGGCGCAGCCGAGCGCCGCTCGCGGCGTATGTCGGCTATGATCTGCGCGTACTCGACGGCGGGAATGCCAGCCTCTAGCTCTGCCTGTTCGACTGCCGTCAGGCGGTCGTGCGCGTCGTGGCGACGGCGTAGCTCTACCAGACGCAGAACGCGATGGCGAAGATCCTGCATCGCGTCACCTTTCACGGTAGTACCGAGAGTGCGAGCGCAGCGAGCACTACGCCTGCTAGGAATTCGATGATGCGCGTGGTGATGATAAGGTGGTTGGGCATGGTGGCTGCTCCGTGGTTGTCTGCGAAGCAGACAGAAGCCGGTCGATTTCGCGGATGGCCCAGCTCGGCACCGGGTGGGCTCCGCGCGCCCACTTTAGGACTGTGCTAGGGCCTACGTCGAGCGCGAGCGCTAGACGATGCAGCGGGCCTTTGGTGGGGCCGTGCCGGCCGCGCGGTACGTCGGGGTAGAGACGCATTGCGGCGTCTACGACGCTGTCGCCCGTCATGGTAAGCGTCTCGACGTTCAAAACCCCCTCGACACAAGCCAGTCCTCAAACTTTGCTACGTGCCGATAGGCCCCCTTCGTCTTTTTGACGGCTACGATCCTACCGTTTCGTGTGCTGAGTTTCGTCCAGCGATCAGTAATGGGGTTCCTGCACTGCACGAGATTTCGCCTCAGGTTCTCGGTCAAGTAATCGCCCACTGCGTGAGATAGGTTGCGTTTCATTTCTCGCTCCTCGCCCTCTCCCATGTGAACTCTTGTGGTGATATATGTAGGGCGAGGCGCGGCGAGCGTCAAGCCCTATTTTTCGCCTGCGGCGAAAAAGGAGAGAGGCCCGGCAGGGGATACCGGGCCTCTCAGGGAGCTGCTGTGTAGCCGGCCGATCGGCCCAACCACGGAAAAACCTGATCGGCGCGCTCCCCCAGGCGACCGTCGGCTCACGCGCGCTCGACGGTCGGCGCCTCTTTATATGGTGCGCGCGCCAGCGAGCGCTATTCGGCCGCTTCCGCCGAAGGCGAAGGCGAAAGCTCGTCTAGGGAGGGAATGCCCTTGCCGCCGGCTCCGCGCGCCGCCTGTGCGCGTTCGGCCGCGTAGCGCGCCAATAGAGGGGCGACCTGCGGATGGCGCTGTAGAGCCTCCATAGCCGCTCCCTTGCCTCGCTGGCGACCGCCGCGGTCGGCTGTGGTGTGATTTTCGAGGTACTGGGGGAGCCAGGTGTCTCGGACGTGATTGATGCTGCACTTTTTGGCCTCGGCAAGCGCCCGCTCTAGATCGGTCGGCGCAGACTCGCCGAAGGTCCGACCCGGCTTCCACTTGCCGGACAGCATATCCGCGGCGCAGAGCGCCGCTGCGTGTGCGACAGCGTCGATATCGTCGATCTTCTGGAAGCTGTTGCGTAGCGTCATCGCAATTCCGCGCAGCAATAGGGCGTTCGCGACTGCCTCCGGCAACTTGTTCGCATCGACCGTTACACTCTTGCCATTCACGAACGCGAGCGATACGACGCCTTCGGCGTCGTCATATCGCGTGGACGCAACAGCACTTCTGGTTTCTGTCATCGGGCTGATCCTGTTTTTCGTGGGAGTGGTTCAGTTTGGTACATCGTAGATGTATGGTGCGGCGTAGCCGCTGTCAACTGTTTTGTTGTTCGGCTTGTCGTTGTAGTGCGGCTTGCCGAGCTACGCGTTCGCGTTCGTCGCGCTCGCGGATGTCGGCGAGGATGTCGCGTGGTGGTGACTCGTCGGGTCCGCGCATGGGGTCGTCGCCGAGTTGGTCTGCTGGTGTGGGCTTGTTCTTGTGCGAAGCACGCCATCGCGCTTCGGCTAGCTCGCGGTCGGCGTCAGTTTGTGGATAATCGGCGAGCGGCATTCCTACTAAGTCTGGGTCTACCGTCAGGTGATGCGTCATGGGGTCGATTTGTCGCGCAGCTAGTGCATCGGTGCGCTCGTAAGTGGGATCGAGCCGTCGCGCCTCGCGAACGATGGGGTCTAGGACGAAGCGAACGATCATTAATGGTTCGCTGGTAGAAGAGTGATCGGTAGCGGGCTCGAAAGTTGCCATCAGGGAGAGTAGGCGGCTGTGTAGGGCGAAAGCGTAGCTGCGCTCTTCGGGAGTGGCGGCGGACTCGTACTTGTTTGAACCGCTGCGGCCGCGGCGAAGCCGGGTGTCCATGTGGCCGCGGCTGAAAAGCCCTACAGCGTCGCGGAAGCGATAGAAGGACCGGCGTAGGGTCCTGGCCTCTAAGAGAGTCATTGGGGAGGTGGCGAAGCCTGGGCCGACGCGAGCGATACGCTCGAAGAAGTCAGCATGCTCGGCGAGGAAGCGGGATTGCTCGGCAGTCACTCTCATGCGGATGTTTCCTGGTGGCGTGGAGCTGGTCTCGTGTGAAAAATAGAGCAGTGGATGCGCGGTGTCAATAACGGATGTCTTGTGTCTTTTGTTTCTCGGTTCCCCGTTTCTCTTCCCCTGTTTCTCTTGGACGTTATAAGGGCGGCGCGGATCGATCGGACAGAATTTTGCGCAAAAACAGGAAAGAAGCTTAAAAGGATGATATATATTATACAAATTACGCGCGCGCGAGAAAATATTTTGCCGGATCGCCGCCCTTATAGCGTCCACAGGGGAAGAGAGACAGGGGACCAATAATCACATACGCTCTTGTATCGCGGTGGGGCGGAACCATCTAGAGGGGGAAGGAGAGCACGAGGATGTTCAAACCACTTGAAAAGCCGCCGAGGTGCGCCTGGGACGACTGTCAGGCGCCCGGCATCGTCGCAGTCTGGTTCAAGCCGACTAAGAGGTGGGTGTGCTTCTGCGACCAGCACGCTACGCCTATGCGCGCGCCGGTCGGCTTCCCTGGCAGCGATCTGCGCTTCCGCTACGAAAGCGGAGGCGACACTTGGAAGAGGGTTCTATCATGAACTTTCGTGACGCTATACGCGGCACGGTCGCGCGCGTCAGGTTCAGTGAGGTAGCGTATCAACTTGGATACACAGAGGCGTATATGCGTCGATTCACAATGTCACCTGAGACGCGCAGCGCGCTTGTGATGTCGCATGGGGTAGAGCGATGGGGTCCTACGCTGCTGCGTCTTGCGACGGCCCATCTTGCAGAGTATCAACGCTTCGTCGCTGAGCTTGAGGCGGCGATCAACCATGGAGAATGATCGTGATAGAAAGAGAGCTTCGCGCGCTGTTGATAGGTACAGTTTTGACTCATGCAGACGGGAGTGGCTACGTAGTGATTGGACACGATGTGAATGGCTTTCCGATTGTTGTGCGACAACTCACTGCGACCAATCCTATGGAGTGGAGAATTCACTCCGTTCCGGTATGCACAGAGGAACAGTGATGTCGATAGCAAAGCTGACCGATGGTCAGTACCAGAAGCTGGTGAGGCTCGCCGGCGAGTATGAAACGGCGCGAGCGGCGCTGTCAGAGGCTATGTCGCTGATAGCTCTCGGATGGGAGATGGATATTGGAGAGAGGAGTGAACGTTGGCAAGAGAGTGACGCGGCCGAAGAGGCGATCGGTCGGGCGGAGACGCTGCGTGAGTACGCGGAGATGCTAGAGGATACCGATGCGAACGCGTTCGACTGGGAAGTTCTGTCGTAAGAACTCCTTGACAGGTAGTGGTAGTCGCACCACATAGAGTGTACCGCGAGGATGGTTGTGTGGTTAGTATAGGGAGATAGTGCTATGACTAAGCGGGAGCAAGTTATCAAGTACGCTAGATTGTTCGGGTTGAACGTCAAGGTCAATAGAGGGGATGGGCCGGCTCGTGGGGTCGTCACGCTGCATAAGGCGTGCAGGGGACACTGGCGTGGAGATTGGGCGGACTGCTTCGACAACTGGTCGGCCGCTTATGACTTTCTACGGGACTGCAAGGAAGGTGTTGAGCGCGGAAGGCGCATGCCTTGGGAAGGCAAGCCTGCGGCAGGGAGTAACTCGCCATGATCGCCATCGAAACGAGGTTTCTCGGTCCGACGGATACGAAGGGTTCGCGGATCGTAGCGGAGACGTGCAACGAACATCGTCTTGTCATCCCATCGGATCACTCGCTCAGCAGGGAGGGACAACACCGTAAGGCGGCGCAGATGTTGGCGGACCGCCAGGGATGGAAGGGGCGACTGATTTGCGCCGGCACAAAGCGAGGCTTTGTGTTCGTATTCGAGGACAAGACATGATCGAGGCGATGCTGACGCTCGCAGTGTACGCGGGAGTAACGGTCGTGCTTTGCGTGATTCTGTGGAGGACGTGATGGTAGTGAGACACAACCACTTGTTCGACGCTATCGAAGGACTGCGTCCTCGTGAGGAATGCCCACGATGCGACGAATTGGACGATGGGCTCACAGCGCGTACCGGGCTTGACCGAGACGGGAAACGATCAGCTGAGCCGAAGGCCGTCCACACTTACTCTGCGTACGTGGACAACGTGGGCCTCATCGGCGAGTTCATGAACTTGATCAAAGCAGTCGCAGCTGTGCGGCACACGATCGATCGAAGTGGGCGAGCTGGCGATCATGGCTATGTACTGGACGAGAATGGTGAGTTGGTGCGCGAGATCGGCAAACCCGCTCGCGAAGGGGAGGGCGTGGATGATGCATCGAGGGGCTTATGATGAGGGCAAAGCCGCGCGTTCCATGGGGTCGCCGCGGACTGCCAATCCGTATTATGCCCATCGGGACAAGAGCTCGTTGTATGGTGAGCTATCGAGCGATTGGCAAAGTGGCTGGCTCGCACTTGATTTGGAGAGGGCCATCCGGGATGCTGCGGCTTCACATGCAGTTCGTCCGCGAATCACGATTATCTGAGGTGAGACCGCGGCGACTAACAGAGTGGAGCGGGCAATGAGCTGTTGGGAGCGAGCAATGACTAGCGAGCGAGAGTTTGAAGTGTTGCTGGATGCGCGCTTGCGCGAAGCGCGCGCCAGTGTGCGACGGCGGGCGCGTCGGCAAGAGGTGAAGTGGTGGAGCGCGATGGTGGGCGTGTGGGCCGGCGCTGTGGCGCTTGCGCTTTGGGTTGTGATGCTTTAGCATCGCAGCGTCCCGTGTGGGTGTTCCACATTGGCGTTTCCTCCCTGTAAACTTGGGCCGCGTGAAGCGGCCCATTCTTTTTTGCCCACCAGGGGGTTGCATATCGAGCGCGACGCCCCATATACACTCCACCAACCACGGAGAACCATTATGGGATCACCACTCTTTCACCATCGACACTACGTCGAGATAGCGCGCATCCTGCGGAAGCTCGACGCGTCACCAACACTCGTATCTCACTTCGCTTCCGAGTTGGCGGGCAGCAACCCTAATTTCGATGCGCGGCGGTTTACCGCTGCTGCGCGGGGCGAGCCTATCAACGGGAGGGATACGCGATGACCATGCGAGAACTCGGATACCTACTTCAGCTCGCCGAGTCCTCACCCGCCTATCTCAGCGGAGAGAGTTGGGCAGTCTGCGCGGTAGTTGCGCTCCGCTGGGAGATTATTGAGCGCGAAACCATGCTCCGACACTAGTGAAGTTGCTGCGTATGGCGGCTTGACATCGTGTGCCGCTGTCACCATGTAGTGTGGTGGGCGGCTATGCCGCCCCTCAACCACGGAGCGAAGGCTATGACAGAGATTACTCGGCACAATGTCGACGAGCTGCTAGACAGTGGTCGGCTTGAGATCGCGATGAAGTTGGGAGTGACGACAAGGTGGTGGCAACTGCGTCGCAACGGCGCGACCCGGAGATGGAAGAGCGACCCGGAGCGAGTTCGTGTACCGGTGAAGGCCGGTATATACGTCTACAGTGTGATCGCGACTTACGAGACGGATCTAGGCCCGAAGGGCGGGCATCTGTTTGGCTCACCTTACATTCGCGTGATTGGGGAGCGAAGCTCCCCGCGTGAGACGCTGGAAGACGCGGTATTCGACCGTATGCCGTGACAGTCAACGGCGATTCAGCAGAGGGAGCCCGCTTCGGCGGGCTCTTTCTTTTTGGCCGCGAAGCGGTCAGAAGGGATCGTCATGCAAGAGATCCGTTTCTCGGTAGCCTGCCAAGCGATGGTCGGCTCGAACCATACGTCGCGTGAAGACGGCTTCCTTCTGTAAGTGATAGCTTAGAGTGATAGCTCTAAGCGTGACCGCCCGGCGCGAAGCTGCGCGATCCTTACACCGTTGCATATCGAGCTCTTCGAGATCGTCGAGCTCTGCGAGACGAGCTTCTGCGCGCTTGCGCAGCATGCCGACGGCTTGCAGCTGTATGGCTTTCCTGCCGGCGAGCCAGTACCGGATCGCACGACTGGTACACCCGAGGTACGGGTGCGCGAGCTTCCTCCAGTTCGCACCGAAGGCGCCTTCGAGTACCTCGGCGATGTCTGCGCGGTTCCAAGACATGGGAACCAGCTTCCAAGTCATAGGAACCGAAGAGCTTAAACCCTATATGAACGTTAGTCAAACGGCATTTGATGACCGATCGTCTCACTGCGGACGAGCATACCATATGCTACCGCTGCGTTAGCGGGTGTTCATGATGTGTTCATGGTATAGGCTCTCGCCGGTAGGTTGAGTTGAGGGAACGGAGCGTGAACGTCATGGGACGGTGAGCGCGTGAGTTGGTTGGCACCCATCCTTATGCGCCACCAAAGCACTTGCGCTTCACTTCCCTGTGCTATATCATGCACTCGCATGCTCCTGCGACACAATGCCGCTCGCCGTCTTCGACGGCTGCTCGCTACGCTCGCACAATGGAGATGAACCAGATCGCTTCGCGGTCAACACAGCTATGAGCGAGCCAACTGCATCTGTATTCGAGGAAATTCCGGCGCCGAACAGGAGCTGGAAATATCCGTTAATAGCGCAGATCCCCGCCGGCAAAGCGTTGCTGATTACATGGAGCCAGATTGGGAACGACACATACGACCCCTCTCACGCAGTGCGAAACATCGTGCTGTATTACGGGAAAAAGCTTACCCGCAAGTTTCGTACCATGAAGGTAGCACACGGCATCTACGTCATACGGGACAGCTGAGCGCTGCGCGCTCATGGACACTGCGTGAGCCACGATGATCGTCCGCTGCCGCGCCTGTCACCAGCGCACCGATCTGCACGCGGCCTGCACGGTCCATAGGACCGTGCGGTACGGCGCTACCTTCGAGCGTCGCCGCTACTCGCCCGCTGCTACGCAGCGATGTGGTGGCTGTAATACCCTGCCGGCAGGCTACCATCACGTCGGATGCGAGCTGGAGGACTGTCCGCTCTGCGGGCTGTCACCCGCCGTCTGTCACTGCGAGAGGCCCGCACCTCGTGCGGGTTCGCCGCTGCTCGACCCGCCGCATGAGCTTGTCTACGGAAAGGAGTAGGATACCGATGATCGACGCCATTCGAGCTCTCTCTAATTGGGCAAATAACCACTGGGTTTCTCTGGATAGTTTGACTGTGACAATGAATTTCTCTAACGGCTATGACGCGTCCCGGTTCGATTTTGAGCTACAGAGGGATCTGAGCACCACTGGCGAATTAATACCTACAGAAGGATTGATGATCATGGGAATCAAGATTTTGATCGAGAGTCCAATACATGAGAAACCGGTACCCTGATGTGATCAGCTGGCTGAAGTGCCGCCTGTTTGGTTGGCACGACTGGCGCGACGCCGTCCTCAACAGCAGCGCAGCTCGCTGCCGTCACTGCGGCCGAGGCATCTGGACATGACCGCCGCCGTCACTATCACAAAGGACGCCGCCGGCTATGTGGGTTACTCCGTGGGACAGCGTTGCGGCGACTGCAACATGTTCCGCAACGGCACTCGCGCCTGCACGCTAGTGCTAGGGCGGATCTCGCCGAATGGCTGGTGCAGATACTGGGCGGCTCGCCGCGGTGTGCAATGACTCAACCTGACCCCCATCTGATATACCTCTCGCCGACCTGTGACGATTGTCGCAGCACCGAACGAGAATGGTGTCAAGACGACGTTTGGGGTAAGTGTGAGATTTGTGGCCGGAAGCCGTCGGTTTATAAATTACTGAAACGTGTACCGCGGGCAGCACCACCGCGAAGCAGCTAGTGATAGGCGGGCTCCGCATCCGCGCGGCCGCCGTGAGCACGGCTCTGGTGGGGATTCTGGGCCATGTCGGGGCTGAAAGTGGCGTCGCACGCCGCCAACGCGAGCAAGGCAAGCACAAGAGCTATCTTCCACATTAGCCGTCTCCTGCAAATATAAGCTATATCTACCGTCTTTGCGTTGCGGTTTTGTGACGGCACGGCCGGCGAGAGCCTATGGCGGGGTCGCCCTCGCAGGTATAGACTGACCGGCATGGCCGTCACAACCCGAGCCGCACCCTCCCTCGCCTTCCACCGCCGCACCTTCGAGCGTAGCTTTCGCGACTTCTTGCGCCACGTCACGATCCTATCGAAAAACACCGGCTACACTTCCTTTCAGCTCTACGACCTCCCCGGTCACAAAGGTCAAGGCGTACAAGAGTACGCCCTCCGGTCCATTTTCGACGGACTAGACAATGACGTGCACTGGTTCGTCTTGCTCAAAGCACGGCAGCTCGGCATAACGACCCTATCGTTACTTCTCGATCTCTTCTGGTGCGCGATGTACCCTGGTCTACAGGGCGCAATCTGCACCGACACCGAGCCGAACAAGGAGAAGATCCGCCTCCTCATAATCGAGACCTTAAAGCACCTGCCCGATACCCACCCTCTGCCGATACGCGTGCACAACCGCAACGGCCTCGTCTTCGAGAACGGCAGCATGATCGACTACATGGTGGCCGGCACGAAGAAGAAGCCAGGCAGTCTCGCCCGTAGCCGCGCCTTCAACTTCTTCCATGCCACTGAAGTCGCCCAATGGGGCGACGAAGAAGGCCTAGAATCCGCCATCTCCTCTTTCAGCGACCAGTACCCCGCGCGCCTATACATCTTCGAGAGCACAGCGAAGGGCTACAACATCTTCAACGGCCTCTGGGAAGACGCCATAGCCGACGACCTCGCCAAGAAAGCCATCTTCCTCCCGTGGTGGCGACATCCCGAGTACCGCTTCGCGACGGCTTCGCCCCTCTATCGAAGATACGGCCACTCCGATCTTGCTCGCGACGAGCAAGAGACGAGCGACATCGTCAAGAAGATGTACAGCTACGAGATCACCCGCGAGCAGTGGGCGTGGTATAGGCATCGCAAGGACCCACAACGGAAGAAGGATGTCGACGAAGTCGACACAGGCAAAGCCGAAATAGTCGAAGTCGAATACCCCTCATATCCGGAGGAGGCATTCCGTCTCACTGGCAGCCCATTCCTACCCGGCAGGGTGCTCGACGAGAGCATGAAGACTGCCTCGAAGAGTCTCTACCGCGGCTACGCCTATCACTTCGGCGAATCTTTCACCGCGCTAAAGCGCGAGCAGGTCTATGTGGCTCGCATCGCCGCACTGAAAGTATGGCATGAACCACACTCCAACGGACGATACATTGTCGCCGCGGACCCAGCCTACGGTAGTGGAGACACCTCCGATCGATTTTGTGCCACTGTACTTCGGTGCTACGCAGATCGGTTGGTACAGTGTGCAGAGTTCTGTGTCACAAACATGGAACCCTATCAGTTTACGTGGGTCATCGCAGACCTGTGTGGTTGGTACAAGAACGCCCGCTATATCCTGGAGATCAACGGTCCTGGCGAAGCTGTCTACACTGAGTTCCGCCATCTTCAGACGCTTCTGGAGACGGGACGGCTAACTGCTCCACGCAACGATGAGGTCGATGACGAGCCTATCGACGCCGACGACAGTGCTACCGCACAACGCCGGAGGCGGCGGCCGCCGTCGCCTATCGTCAACGTCCGCAACTACCTATACCATCGCGCCGACAGCTTCGGCGCCGGCTACAACCTGCACTGGAAGACCACCGCAGTCAACAAACCAGCGATAATGACGCAGCTAGGCGATCAATATATGATGGGCAAGCTGATCATCAACAGCGTCCAAGCCATTTACGAGATGAAGCGACTAGCGCGCAAGGGCATGTATATCGAAGCGGACGGGACGGCGAAGGACGATCGCCCCGTGGCACTGGCGCTCGGCGTACGCTGCTGGATAGACTGGGAACGTGCGGAGATGGACGGCTCCGGTATGACATACGAGCGCGAGCAGCTGAAGGACGCGGCCCTGGGAGAGAACGCCGACTCGCCGGGGTTTATGAATTATATTATGCAGCAGCGTGCGCAGCAGCGCGAGGCGGAGCGGCGTCAGGCCCAACGACTGCAACGGCGTAGTAGGTGGAACTGGTGACGTACCGACCGATATACGCTTGTCGAGGGTGTACCCCCAAGGGGTCGCCCCCATATAATGCTGTTTAGGAAAATGTCAAGGGTCTCCCGATGAGAAACGTGACGGGGCCGTTTCAGCAGTCTGACACCGGCTTTCCCATCCGGCAGATGGGGCCGGCCTTCGAAGGGGACCCGGCGCAGTTCCATATATCTGGTTATATCCAGGCAGGCCGATTCGCCACAGGCCCCACCGGCCCGTCCGGTGGGCCGACCGGCCCGACCGGCGACACTGGTCCCGCCAGCACAGTGACCGGACCGGCCGGGGTAATGGGCGGAGCCGGACCTACCGGCGGTATAGGGCCGTCCGGCGTAACTGGTGCCACTGGCACTACCGGCGCCACCGGGCCATCTGGTCCTACTGGCGCGATCGGACCCGCCGGCTCCGGCGGCATAGGGCCTACCGGTGTAACTGGCCCGACCGGTTACACCGGTCCTCTAGGTCCCTCCGGTTTCACTGGGCCTACCGGCACCACTGGGCATATCGGTCCAGTCGGACTGACAGGCACCACAGGACCCACCGGCTTCACCGGTCCTATCGGCGGAGCAGGGCCTACTGGTCCCGGCGTAGGGGCTACCGGCTCTACTGGCCCTACCGGCTCTACTGGTGCGCTTGGTCCTACCGGCAGGGCCGGCGCCGCCGCAGCCACTGGGGCCACAGGACCCACTGGCTCTGCTGGCGCAGGTAGCACCGGTGCCGCCGGCTCTACTGGCGCTGCCGGTCCCACCGGTCCAACTGGCTCAACCGCCGGTCAGACTGGGCCGACCGGCTACACTGGACCATCCAGCACCAGCAACATCATTGTCGTCTCGACGACGACGCGCACTCTCCTCTCCAGTGACAACCAGAACATATTGACTTGCACGAACGCTGCCGGCTGCACCGTCACGATCCCCTCCGGTCTGCCGGCGAGCTTCGAGTGCGGCCTAGTCCAGATGACCTCTAGCGCCGTGACCGTCGCCGCAGGCGGCGGCGCCACTCTCCTCCTAAACCCGCACGGCTTCACCAGCACCTTCGGACAGAACAGCCTGATCACGATCGTAGCGGTAGCCGCGAACACATATATCCTTGGCGGCGACGGGGCTTGACGTCATGCATCCGTGGTTACTGGCGACCACCCCCACTCCTCTCATTCCGAGCGGAGTGACCAGCCGCACCCTCAACGAGACATCTGGCACCTCCATCATTCCGGCCGGCTCGCCGTTCCGGTTTGGCCTGGGCTTACGGCAAGGAGACGTACCCCCAGGCGGCTCTATCGCTCTCAGCGACGGCGCGGACAACGCGCTCACGGCGCAGTTCGACGCCATCAACTATTGGCCGAACGGCTCAGTGCGGTACTGCGAGGTGCGTGGCTACACCGCCCGCTCTATCGCGGCCGGCGGCCACGACACGATCTCCGTCTCAAGTGTCGTCGGCCCGTTCAACAACACCCTTCCAGGAGGGAAAACCCCCTCCCAGCTGCTGACCGACCTCACCGTCTTCAGCGGCGCGCAGGACCTGATCATCGAATGCGACTCGATGGCAAGCGCCTCCGGCGCTTCGAATGTCTACACGACCGGCAACTGGCTGGCGCACTTCAACACCCTTCTCTCTGGCTCCTACGTGCAGCAGATCAACAAAGGTCGATGCTGCATGGGGTTCCGTGCCTGGGGCCAGCTGACCAACGGATCGATCAACCACGTCCATATCCACGTCGCCGTCTACGTTTGGTTGTGGCTCAACACCTCGACCGGAGCAATCCGGGACGTAGAATACCTGGTATACTTGCACAACAGCTTGCTCAACAAGTCCACTGATGGAACTAGTTATCTTACCTTCGTGCCCGACCGGTACAACTATAACCCGGTGCTGAAGAACGGTGCGACGGTTATCGTCAATAACAGTGATCCGTCGATGCTGCTGCACGTCGGCAGTCCCTCGACGATTGGCGGGCACAGCCTCCGCGGTGGATGGTTTACGGCCCGGAACGACGGCAAGCCGCGGTGGATCGCCGGGACGGTGGAGGCGCAGAACCTCCTGGTCACCTGCGACCCGGTTCAGTCAAACCCACAGTCCACTGCCACCAGTCGCTCCTACCTGCTCTCGACCGGCCTTATCCCTAAATACGACCTTACCACCAACGCGACCGATCCGCCGAGCGGCCTGACGCCGATCCTCTATGCCCCAATGGTCAAGGGTTTCTGGACTAACGAAGTATTCTCGGACTGGGACACTCAGGTCAACATCAACCAGGGCGGCTCTCACCCGCACATTGGCATGATCCCGGACTGGAACGTCCGCGACTTGCTGCTACAGACGAAGACGACCGCGCAGAACCACCGAATATCCGCGCTTGGATGGGCCACTGCACCGGCGATGAACCTCGACACGAACGGTCGCGTACCAAACTTCCGGAACATCGACTATACCGGAATGACGCCGAACCAGCCGCTCACCTACAACAACGGCTTCTGGTGGAACAACTTCGTCCTCGGGCCGACCGACATCCTAGCCTACGGCGACTGGGTCGGCATCACTGACACCACACACTACCCGAGCGGAGCCTACTATACGTACTTGATGGAGGGCGGGGCTCACAATCGTGACGTGGTGTTAATGGGAGCGACCGAGGCGTTGATGTGTAGGGTGCCGGATTTCGCACTGCTGCAAGCAGCTTATGGGGGCTGGCCGCCGCCTCCCAACGGCAACAGCGGCGGGCCGTCCGTAAACGCTGACGACCGCACGCCACTGATTGGGAGCACAAGATACTATGGCAACGTCATCGTCTCAGTCAGCACACGAAACAATGCCTGGGCCTTACGGGAATTGGTATTTGCAGCAGGCATTCTGCCCGCCGCGCTCGCCGACGGCACAGCCTTTGGCGAAGCCGCTTACTTCAAGGACTGTCTGAAAGACACGATGAACTACGGCGCCGAGTATGTCAGCACCGTGCTGTCGGCAAACGAGGTGAACAACGGGTTCTGGCACTTCGACGCCTTCAACGGCGGGTCCGGGCTCAACAGCATCATGATCTCGCAGACCGGGACCAGCGACCCGTGGATGCAGTCGTACCATGCGGAGGCGTTCGCCAGGGCCAAACTGATTCATGGGAATGAACCGTCGTTCGGTGCTGCATGCACAACGATGTGTACCTTCCATGCCAGGTATTTTACCGGCGGGATGAACACGAATTGCTCTATCCTTGCCTCGGCACAGTCGATCAACCTCAAGAACGGCGGCGGCAACACGACGTTCAAGGCGGACTGGGGCCACGTAGGAACGTTCGTGTTCCAGGTGAGCGCCCCGGACGGCGGCGGCATCTACATGTTCGCCAACTTCAGCGACACGAGCACGGGATGGATCACGCTGACGACGGCCAGCGGGAACCCGAGTTGGCCCGAGTGCCCATTCGGCGTCGGTGCGACGCTGATCTTCACCAGCGACTACTTCAACGGGTTGGCCGGCGGTACGCCGGCACCGTCGCCCTTCGTCATGGAAACGCAGACCTACTACGTAGTGGCTGCCGAGCCGGCAAACAGTCGCATAAAGGTAAGCACCACCTCCGGCGGGACGGCCGTCATCCCCAACAGCACCGCAACGACCGTACTGTGGAATATCCTCAACATCACATCATGTCCAGCGACTTACGTGCCGTTCGACAACGCCACGGTTACGGCCGCCTACCTCGGGTACGGTGGGGCCGACGCCAATATGGCCAACCTCCTGAGGGCAATCCGAACGTTCCGTACCGCCGGCCCGGACACTGTGGCACTGCAGGCGGCCGACGCGACCGCGACGGCGCGGATCGCCTTCCTTCCCGGCCTCGCCGGCTTCGGCCCGTGGCCTATGGGGAAGGTGGTAGTGTGACTTGCATCCCGTCCCCGGTGCCAAACTACCGTGGCGTGATGGTCGTAGACCTCGCCGGCCTCATCGACGGCGAGCTGATGGAAGTGCTCGCCCTCCGGGCACTACCTCAGCTCAACGTCCCTGAGACAGTCTCGTTCATCGGCGTCAGCCGCGGCCTCTGCATCTCGCCGTCCTCTGGACGGCGGCAGGCCGTTTCAGTCCAAACGCTAACCTTCACTCTCCCTATCCAGATCACTCTCTCGGTGGAAACGATGGGCGGCCTCCGGTACGACTTCGAGACGTGCTTGGAACTGCCGCTAGGCGTCTCCCCCTTCATCACCGATCAATCGCTTGTGGGTGGGCCGGATGTCCTGGTATAGCGCTACCGCGATATTGGTCGTGTTGAGCTCGCCATTGCAGGCGGCTTTGGCCGCTTGCCCTGTGCCCAATCCTAACGAAGTTGCGCCACCGTTCGTGGCGGACTGCCCACTGCCTGCGGCAGCCCTCAACCGGCTGGCCCCATCGGCTTCGCCGACCCTCACCGGCAGCGTCAATATCGCTAATATGTTCGCATCGGGCTCCATAACCGCCGATCAGCTGTTGGCGCCTGTACCTGTGAGCGTGAGCGTCGCTATTGGCGGAACCGACGCGGGCAACTGTCAATCCAGTCCATGTGCCACTATGACCTACGCTATAAATCAGGCGCAGAACGGCCGCCTCACCAACGGTCAGATCGTGCTGGTCAATCTCGGCGCTGGCACATACAACGAGACTGTGAATCTACGCGGCCCATCATCCAATAGGGCCGTCGCGACTCATGATAATATTGGTCTAATCAACACCGACAACAACATGGTAGTGGTACAGGGTGCCGGTTCCTCTTTGACGGTGTGGAACGGTAGTACTGGCGTGTGTGGTACGGTAATCGTGGAGAATGCCGCCGTCATCGGCATTGCCCGTGTAACCGTGAAAGGCACGAACAATGTGTGCCAGTCGAGTCTCTTCGCTCAAATCTCAGGTGTAATCAATGTGTATGGAAATGATGTCGTGTTTGACTCGGCATCCGTTGAACAGATACACGTTGAAAACCTCGGTCAGGTAGAGATATGGGGTAATATCTATCTGACTGGGACCTCACAGCGTTTCATCGGCGGAGGTAGCAACGGTACAGTGATTTACAGCGCCTTTCCATCCGGTGTGATAACAACGGTAGGCTCACCGATATACACCAGGGAGTTTGTCTTTCTACAGACCGGTGCAGAAGCTCAGTTCAACCTCGGCACGTCATTTGCTGGAACCGGAGTCATAGGTAAGAGGTTTACTGTACTTCGTGGTGCTGAATTACTGGACAGCGGGAATTCTCTCACCTTTCTACCTGGAACTATAGCGGGGGAGCAATCACAGGGAGGAATATACGTTGGTCCAGTCAATAACTATTCTGTAAACGCCAGGGCCGGCGGAACTCTCTCTATAGTGGGGGGCTGGCCGACGAGCTGCTCAGGTTTAGCGTCCGGCACGTTATGGAATAACGGCGGGGTAATCAATGTATGTCCGTAGTACAGCACTCGCTGCGGCGTTCGGTATTATAAATTGGGCACAGTTCCCGGCCGCAACGTCTGACTTCCTCTACGATAGAAATAAGTGGACTCCATCCAATCAAGCGCTCACGTTTCATAAACTCAACGACCTTAGCGTCGTACATTGTGATATCATGCTCGATGCTCTCACTAGTACGTCGGGCTCTGTGTATGCCGGGATCTTTGTCGACGGAGTAAATAGGGCGTCACAGGCACTGGCTGGAGCGCCGGCTACGGTCGCCGGCGAGCCGGGGATCATCACGTTCGCGTTTAGCAACCTAGTGGGTGGGCTCGGCCGCGCAGGTTATTACAACCTCATAATAGAGGTAGCCGTCGAGGATAATTCTCTAGTAACATTCCTCACGACGGAGATGGGCGGTCAGTGCTACGAACTAATGTTGCCACCACGGCAGTAGGAATGACGAATGTCTTATATCGTGAGGACGTATGCGTGTGAGTGCGGTGCCAGCTTCGAACTGTTGCAGCGACGGGAGGACGGGCCGCCCAAGTTCTGCGGCGGCTGCGGCGCGGAGTTCGACGAATCGGCTTCGCCGATTCCGTCGCGCATCGCTGTTGGTGGTAGTGCGATAGCGCGGTCTACCGAGAGTACGTATCGGCAGCTCGAAGAGTCGTCGGCGGCGAGAGCCGTTGAACTTGGCGCTCCGTCACTGAAAGTGACGGATATGAACGACAATTTGCGGGTAGGCGATGTAGCGGCGAAGCTGCCGCCGGACAATGCTGTAACTCGCTTTGCGAGAGAGGCGAAAGCCTCTCTCGGCGTCAACTACATGAGCTGGGGCGGCGGCTTCGCCTCGCCTGGCGCAAGGGTAGCGCCAGTGATACCGGCCGGCGCAGCTGGCGGGTTCGCCGGTCCAGGGCATATTGCCCTCGCCGCAGCTCAGCCCGAGCATGCCGCCCGTGTCGAGCAGATCGTACAACACCCCACCCACAAGCCATACCGGAGCGGCCGTTGATGGACGACACTATGGTATACATCCTTCCGCGAAGCGGCGGTTGTGACGACATCCCGGGATCTGTCGTCGGCGGCTCACGGCCCGAGCCGGCGAACAGGCGTGCCTGGCCGTCTTCGACGGCTGCTCTCCTGGATCGGGCTCCCTCCAAGCCTACCCCGCGACGGCGGTCTGCTGTGCCATCGTCAGCGTTGTTTGCGGCGCCAGGAACATGCATGCTGTGTGTTCTTGGTGTGCAAAGATACCGAGCGAAGCTATCATGATATTGCCAGATACCAAGGAGCTACCGCAGTGGACTAAAGACGTGGTTGATCAATGCCGCGTCAGCGCGAGCGCTCGTGCAGCATTAGCACGAACTCAGAAAAATTGGCTCTACACTGGCGGTGGGACCGGTGTGCAGTCTATCTACAATAAGCTCCTCCCTCACTGTGACAAGCTTTCTAGCGTCCTTTTCGCGCCGGCGGACCTCCGTTTCTTTGTGGAGTACGAAAACAACTACGGTCCCGACTGGACTCGCCGCGGCCAAGTCGCCGGTCGCTATATCACCCGCGAGTTTATCCGCCGCGACTTCGATATAGCCTTTGGTCAGGCCGTGTTCGAGAGCCTGCCGCATGGCAGTTGCTTTCTAAAGCTGGTATGGGCTCACAGTGGTCCGATCGTGAAGGTTCGGATGCCGTGGAGTATGGGACTATACCGTGAGGATGAGCCTGAGCTCGACCAACAAGAGGCTATCTGCGAAACCGCCTATATTACTGAACAGGAATTGTGGCGTCGTATCTCGCATCGGAGCGATGCGAAGGAAATCTTTAGGCGTGCCAGCGCCTACGCTCGACGGCGATCCGCTACAGAGGAGGGTGATAGCTACATACACCAGATCTTGCTCAGTGGCACCTCACCTGTTGTGGGGACCCCCGACCAGCCCTCCGGCGGAGCCGGTGGCTTTGTGCAACTAGCTTCGCTTGCGAATGGCGCTATGCTCTCACCCGACGTTGCCGCCGGCCTCATAACCATCCACGAGCTGTACATCGTCAACGACGACACTGAGGACTACACTACCATCCAGATGTGCGAACCGGATATCCTACTCGCCCCTCGTTCATTGCGGAGCAACATGTTCGTTGCCCATGATCATCCTTACGTGAAGATCTGTGCGAACCCGCAGTCCAACTACGCTTGGGGTCGCAGCGAATTGGTCGATCTCCTAAAGCTACAGGCTCTACTGTCCGATCGCCTCGAAGACATTAAGCGGATCATGTCTCTACAGTACGACCGCATTCGCGCGTTCCTGGGCTTTAGCGGGATGTCCGATGAGAAGTACGATCAGCTTAAGAATGATGGGTGGATTGCAGAAGCAACGCCTGGGGCGAAGGTAGAAGATCTTACGCCGCCTATGCCGGAGAAGGCATTCGATGAGCTGAAGGCTATCATTGGCTTCTTCGACGAGATCGCCGGCTTCGACAATGTCCTTAGCGGTAAGGGAGAGCCCGGCGTACGGGCCGGCACACACTTCCAGGGCCTAGTACGCACCGCCAGTCCCCGTCTACGCGACCGCGCTATACGCATAGAGCGACAGCTTACGGAGTTCGCCGAGAAGTTTTTGTGGCTTACAGCCGCTAAGGACGCCCGTGCCCACTGGACCGACGCTAGTGACACTGTAGGCGCCACCGACTTCTACCTATCGCAGTTGCCCCTCGACACGCGAGTCTTGGTGGATGGACATAGTGCCAGCCCCGTTTACGAACAGGACCACGCCAATACTGCCGCATTCCTCTTCAAAGCCGGTGCGATCGGCCCAGAGGACTTGATCGATCTGTTGCAGGTGCCAAACCGAGATATGCTCAAGGAACGCCTTGTTGAGAGGCAGGCGGCGCAGCAGAAGTTCCTTGCGTCTCTCCCTCCAGAGGAACGGATGAAGGTACTGTCACATCAGAGCGGGCGAAGACACTAACCTGGTCCTCGATATCTTTGACGCATTTATCGAACAATCGATCCATCTCAGTCTCCGTAAATCCCGCTTGACGCCAGTATGGGTGTTGAGCCTTAAATCTTTCGCGCAAGCTGAGGCTAGCTAGCTCTGGCTCACTACTACTGCTGAAAACATCCCAATTACCATACTCGGTAAGCAGTTCCGCCGCGAAGCAGTCAACCTTTAGATCGGTTCTCTCACCCATCTCTTTGGCTAATACGTTTCGTGCGGTAGCTCGTACACCGTTGATGCTGTGAGTAAGCTTTAGCAGGCGGTCTTGCTCATCTCCGCCGGCTCTCGCCTTGCTCTCGTTCTCCCAAATATACCTGTTCGTCAGCATTAACATCATAATAGCGTGTATAGCTGTCGAGCCGATCTGATACTTAGCTTCGTCGATTATTGTGTCAATATCGTGCATTATCAGACGGCGTTCGTCACGATACTCTGCTCGTCGTTCCGGCAGAAATATCTCCTTCAACTGTACGATACTAAGCCGGTCTACCAGTTCCGCGAATGTAGGTAGGTACTTGCGGGACATATTGTTGTGCCTCCATACTGTGAGCATCACTAGGCCTTAAGGATGAAATCAAGGCGGTCAAGATCGATCTTACTCGCTTTAAGTGCTTCTAAAAGACTAAGAAATCTCTGAGATGGTTGAGCGACAATGGTTTGTTCGTATGCGTTAGCTGTTGGACAACACACAAAATCGACAAGAAGTTTCTCCGGGAGAGTATAGAGCAGCTTAAAAATGTGTCTACGGGTAGTATAATCGAGCCGCTTAGAGAGCGATTTTATTTCGAGTACAGCCTCATCGAAGGGTTTCGTATTAGCTCGGATCGAGATCATAGGCGGATTGCGCTCATGCCTCGCTTCGCTAAACAGGTCGTCGAGATCATCACGATTCATCAGACTTCCTCAACGGGATAATTGTCGACCTTCTCAAAGAGGAGGTTGATGAAGGTATAGTCCATCCCTGCCCAGCGAACCACCTTATCCTTACATGTGTACTGTATGGGTATAGCGCCTGTCGGCCGTAGGCCAACCGTGCGGGCAATATCTACAGACACTCTCATGTCCTCCTCAGTGAATATCGTCATCGCCGGGACTCTATCCCACTGTAGCGGCCTATACCAATAGTCCGTCGAAATGAAGAGATGTCCTCCTTTCCGCAATAGGCGGGCCGCTTCCTTCAGGAATGCTCCGATATCTACGCCGTGCTCTACTACTGAGAGACACGCTATAAATGCGAAGCATTCATCGTGGAAGTGTGTATTCTCTATATCCCCTCTCTCATACCATACACCGTTGATGCCTTCTGCACGGTCACAGATTTTGTTGATACCAGTGAGGCTCGTATAACCTAGCTTCGCTAGGCTTGGGAGATACTGCGAAACTCGATCCGCTCCCGCGTCCAGTATAGCTCCATCTTTAGGAACGGTCATGAGAGTATGCTGCATAGCGACGACCGTATCCCAGTCCTTCCATCGATCGGGGTGGGTCGAACAGCCTTGTGACCGCAGCCAAGCAGTAGCATGGTCTACATCGTTAATGGACTGCAGGGCTGCGTTCGTGTTCCTCCACAACCAGTCGCTGATATCCTTCGGCGTTGGAGACGTCATGTCCTGCGGTGGCGCCGGAGGCACCACATCGCGCAGCGATAGTCTCACCTCCTCAACGTCGACTGTTGCAAGCCATGCCTCTCTATCCAACACTCCGTAGGACACTACAAGGCGCTCGCCATCTGGGTGTTCGCACATGCCACAGACGAACTCTCCCTCTCCATCTCCAAAGTAGAACCTCCGCGATATCTTGCGAAGCTCTAGCTCCCCGTCGAACCAGACGAAGCGGCGTTGGTACTGTCGTTGACCAAGGCCCGGCTTCGCTATCCGTTCATGCACTAGAGCGAGGTAACCACCATCGAAGACAACAGCCTGCGAGCTACCTCCCCAGTGGTCTGCGGCCACTGGTGGTGTGGTCTCGCTTACGGTTTTACCGGTTACGTCTACCACTCGGAGCGGGTCGCACGAGTAAATAAATCGTCCAGTGCCGTCGGAGACTGGCATCCAATTCTTCTCATTGCGCTTCTCACCTTCCGGACGCATGGTATGCCAGCTATGCAGCCTAAATGTGATGTCACTTATTCGCGCCAGTGCAATTTCGCACCACCCCTCTTTGCTATGTTGACGTACCGTCGCTGAACACCATAGATGCCCGTCATGTCCGGAGAGCCGTATATCCTCAAAGTTGTTGTAATGGAATAGACGCATATCCTCAAAGCCGATCACTTCGCTCCACTCGGTGGGGAAGTCGGCAGGAGGAAGAATTTCTTTGCCCTGGTCTATTCTAAGGTCGTCGTCGAGGGTGAAGAGGAAGTTTCTAGTCTTTATGCCTGGGCCATCGTGCGGCATGCTATATCGGCCGTCCTGTCCAATGACATAATTTACGCATCGCACGTTTAACCACATGCTTTCGCCGGCGCGACATACGCTAGGATTCATGGGGTGGTAGCCGTCCGGCGGCACAAAGTCTATCTTTCGCACAGCGAAAGATGGACACGTCTCGTGTAGTGGCCGCGTGTAGAAGAATAAGTTGGACCATGCCGTGTCGCGCACATGTGCCGGCACGTCGCGCGACAGCGCGAGCTTCTCGCAAGCGTCATGCGCGCCTTCGCGTGCCTTCGGCACGTAGTACCCTGCAATACTCAGCTCCTCAAGTAGACCGTAATCATATGGAACATCCTCCACAAAGAGTAGATCGGACGGCTTCGCAACGTGGAGACCCCGCTCGGCGAACATTGTCGCTAGCTCGTTCTTGCCTTTGTTGCGATAGTAGTTAGCGAGATCGTATAATGGTTCGGCACGGGCTGGCCTATCGCCAAATGCGTCCAGTGCTCCACGGAGAAACTCTGTCTCGTAGCCTGCGTCGCGACGGCATCTCGCCCGTGCGAGCTTCGAATACCATACTTCCTCTTCCCACCCTTCTAGGTTTATGCGGGTGTTGTACGCTGCGGCGGCCCTCTCCAACTTGCCGGCATCTTTGTAGCTCTGTGCAAGATAGAACCACGATCTAGCGTTCTTCGGGTTCTTTCTAACATCCTCCTCCAACAGTTTGATGTCGCGATCAGCCTTGTTGTGCCGGTTGCTGCCATCGGCATAGTCCCGAAACCACGCCCCGTCTAACTTCGTTGGCTCTGTCCCCGTATCAAGATACTCGTGCGTCACACCTATATATCTCGCCATCTGGTCCTTTCGTAGAAGGCGAGTATTCCAGTACGACAGATCGTTACCACGCTGTAACATTCGATACGCGGGCGCTATCAGGTGGTCGAAGACAGTGTCATCATCTACGATCATCTCCATGTCAGCGTCAACGAATAGTATGTATTCATAGTCGAGAGGCAACGAGGATACGGACGGATACACTGGGCCGTTATTAATCGTTCTCTGTGCATACTGTAGAGCTGCGTTACGTGCTTGTTCGAAGTTCTCAAATGGCTCGTCCTTTATATCGCCTGGTATATCCTGCAATACGCGAAACACAATGTCTTGTGTACCATCTGTTGATCCTGTATCAACGATCGCCCATGAAGAAATATGCGGAAGGACAGAGTGTAGACATCGCTCTATGCGAGCTGCTTCGTTCTTGACAATCATATTGAGGCGAATATGGGTCATAGCGTCTATTATCCTCTCATTTCGTGTTTGCCGCGTATGTGCTCATGTAGAGCTTTACCGATGCTCGGAGCTGTTAGGACCGTGTTCGCCGCTTCAGCGGACACGCCGTGATACTCGACGAGCCGGCCTTCCGGCACTCGTAGAGTCGGTTGGTAGCGGACGTGTAGAACCTGCGAAGCAGGTTCGTAGCCGACCTCCCAAACGTGACTAGACAATACCTTCTTCATGTTCGATCTGTTTGGCATCATATGTCGCCTGTTCTAGTTCTCGGATAGCGAGTTCTACGTCCCGCGTGACAAGAAGCAAACCTGGAGCGATGATGCCGCCGTTGGGACGGACAGGATGAAGCATTCTACCAAGCTCGTAAGCGAATGATTCACAATGGCCGGGTATATCCGTCCATATCCCTGCTGCCATGTCCTGCATGCCCCTCTCTATCTGTGGATAGCGAGATCGTAGTTGATCTAGCCGCAGTTGCCTTATGAGTGTCATTGGAGCATCCTCTATAGCGACGTAGTCGCTATGTGTCTGGTTTGAATTGCATACTCGTAGAGGCGATCCACTTCTCTAGTTCGACGCGGTTGTAGCGGACGCTGCCGCCGAAGCGGTGGTAAGGAGGAGGCTTACGTATGAGACGGCGCTTCGTGAGCCATCGTTCGGTCATGCCAAGGAAGGCGGCAGTCTGTTTCGCGTTTAGCCAATCTTGCATGGTGATCTATGGGTATAGGTGGTGGCGCACGGGTCTTTATGTCAAGCATTGCGTCTTGCGTCAAGCGCCGCTGCGCGGCGAAGCTGGGAGGGCTAGGCAGCAAGCTCGGGGTACAAGCCCGCCGGCCGCAAGGTCGGGTGGTGGAAAACGAGGAACCCTCGGAACTTGCGGCAGAGTATGTGTAACTCTACAGGAGATCCTCTCATGGATACCCTACCAGCTGGTGCGCGCGAGCGTCGTCGGCATCGTCGGGGTCGGCGCTAGTCGCCAGCCACGAATGACGTGAATGCCGCCTCCCGCGACATCGCCAACGAGTCCTGCACCGCCGTCAAGTGGTGCGGGAGTACCGGGTCAGCCACCATTCGGTTCCTCCCCGGTCACTATGCCTACTCCCAATCGTGGAGCTGAGGCAGGTGCGGATGCGATGATACGGACGGCGGTCGACATTCTTACGAAGTCCCTGTCCACTCTCGGTCCTGCCGGCGCGGCGACCGAGAAGGGGCAGGCGATCATGAAGGCAATACAGTCCATCGCGAAGCATGTCCCTCCGGGAGCGGTAGCCCCCGGTGCGCAGAACGCGGCAATGCAACAGCACATGATGCAGCAGCGGCAAGAGTCGCCGCTGCTCGCACAGTTGGCGGCGATGCGGGGTGGTGGTGGGTCTGCGCCGCCCGGTGCTGGAGCACCAGGCCCAAGTCCGCCGCCTGGCGGCGGTGCCGCCAGTAGTGGATAACAACATAGTTCGGAGTAGTATGATGGCGACCGACATCTTTCATGAGCCGACACGCACTGTGCCGAAGTCCGATCCTCGCATCGTCTCGCAAGCCTTTGATGAGCAACAGATGGGTGCTCGTAAGAGCGCCATGCCCAAGATACCGAAGAACAGTCTTGTGATCCGCCACGTAGAGAAAGGACGTTAGTCCTTTGCCTCTCGTCGAGATCGAAGACGCTCAGCTACGAGCTCTACAGGCGCAGTACGCCGACGCCGACAACTATCGCAAGGTATGGGGCAAGGTCCTCAACAGCAAGAACAAGCTCAAGGCGTTGGAGTTGGTGCGGGAGGAGTTCCCCGACGCACCGATACCTGAGTTGGACACGGCGAAAGCCGCTAGCGAGCCGATCCTCTCCGAGATCGCAGCGGTGCGGAAGCAGTTCGACGACTACCGTGCGGAGCAGGAGAAGAAAGAGACGGAGCGTGCAGAGCGCGACCGCGAAGGCGCGGCAAAGAACACTATCTCCGCCGCTCGCCGCCGACTCAAGGCCGACGGTTGGGATACCGAAGGCATTGAGAAGATCGAAGCCGTCATGCAGGAGCGCAACATTGGCGACTACGACGTAGCCGCCGCGTATGTTCGCAGCACACTGCCCGTCACTCCCCCCATCATCAATGCGTACGACGGCCGCGAACTCAACTGGTTCAACCCAGGCGACGACGCTCCTGACCATAAGATGCTCATGGACAACCCAGCGAAGTTTAAGAGTGATATGGTGAGGAAGTATTTCACCGACAAGGCGAACGGCAATCTGGCGGCTTGGGCCACCTAAACGGAGTTTAGAGAGTGCCTCTTCCCGGTACGGGCGTAGTCCCGAGCGCAGGCTCAGTTTTCAATGAACTGGTGGGATTGACGCGGCGAGCGTACATCCCTGTGGTGGTACGCAATATCTACTTTGCGAGCCCTACCCTGTTCATGCTCATGGGATCCGCTCAGCGTAGCGCGGGTGGTCTTAACCAGATTACCATCCCTGTGCAGGGCCAGCCGATGGTCCAAGGTGCATGGACCAGTTACGCCGGCAACTTCAACAAGCCGCAGGTCATACCAGGCGTACAGCCGGCGCAGTTCAACACTGCGTACTTCACGGTGCCCGTGCCGTTGGTACTGGGTGAGGCGCTTCTACAGAGCACAGAGGCGATCGTTCCCATTCTCGACGTACGCATGAATGACGTGTACGCAACAACCGTCCAACAGCTCGCCTCTGCGGTGTTTACTAACAATAGCGCCAACCCGCTTATGCCCTCCGGGTTCTTGGAGGCCTTCGACAACGGTACGAACGTTGCCACGTATGGCGGCATCAACCGCTTGCAGGCTGGCAACCAGTTCTGGCAAGGTAACTACTTCCTTTCGACAATAGCGGTGCCTATCGTCAATAGCCGCGCCGCGTGGGCGAGCTATCTTATTCAAGTCACTGACTTGGCCGGAGGCGAGAGCCCCGACTACGTCATCATGTCCCCGAGCGACTATGCCACGTTGCAGGCCCAGTTCATCGGAACGGAGACTACGTTTATCCGCCCTGGCAACGGGTACACGATGGATACCGGTGTCCGTTCCGGTTTCCCCAACCTCAACATCAACGGCGTCCCCTTCTACCTCGATCATTGGTGTCCGAAGGGCACCGTAGTCATGGTGAACAGCAAGTATACGAGCATGTACATCAGCGAGGACGCTCAATTCGATTTCAGTGGCTTCTATAGCCTCATACCGTTGGGACAGTTGGCACAAGTTGGTGTTATGGTCCTCGGTGAGAATATCATCACGAGCAAGCCTAGTACCGGGGCGATCTTCGCGAACGTGCCGGGAGGAGCATTCTAATGGCTTTCGCAGGACCCGGGATCGGCCTTCCGTATCCGCAGAACCCGTTCCCTACGACCGTCGTCGGCGTGTCGGCGATGGTGTGGAGCAACGAGATCTACATGGCCGCGGGCGCGCGGTTCATGTTGCCGCCAGGATGGTGGGCAATCTGCGCCACGCAGGTCGCTACGGTCGTACAGTGTCTCGATCCCGTTCGACAGGTGTGGGTCCCTGTCACCAGTGGTGTGCTGAAAGAGTTCATCGTCAACAGCGACGGTACGAACTACCGCATCTGCAATATGAACGGCCTGCCAGTCAGCACCACGATCACGGCGCAGGGCACTGGCTACGTGCAGTCGACTACGTCGATCAGCGTATCGG